GTGCGCGGAAGCTGAAAGCCATGACGCGAGACGAGTTCGCGAAGTTGGGGAACTGGGACGACATTAGCGAGGCATACAGCGCGTATGAAGCCGTGATGGAAGCCCTGCTGTTGGCGGTTAAGTACGAAATGGACAAGACGGCGGTCGCTGTCTAAGGGAGGGAAAAGAAAATGAAAATCCTGAATCTTGAGAAAATCGTGCCGGACGAGGAAGCCAGGAAGGAACTCTTTGAGCAGCACATGATGGAAACCACGCTGCGGCTCAATGCGCCGCGCATCATCCACGAACTCGACAACGCTTGCGACAGCAAGCGCACCGCCGACCGCATTTGGAAGATTATCTGGATGGACGTACGGAGCGGGAAGGTGAAGGACTACGGAGCCTTTCAGAAGGTTTTCCCCGGCGAATTTGATGCCTACGTTGTCTACGGAGACATCATGAATAAGCTGCTTGAAGAAATCAGCGACAAGATGGGGGCGCTTTGGAATGACTGACTTCCAACGAGCAACCGGGGTAACGATGCAGCCGGAGGAAGGCGAGGGCTTGAGATGGTGTCCCATCGACGCGGTAATAGTCAAGCAGATTCGCAATCATCTGGGAGACAGCGCAGCAATGCGCATCGTCTACGACGCGGTTTGTAACATGGCTGGCATTAACACGCCGGACGACATCACCAAGCTGACGTTTGAGCGAGCGTATAGCCGCGCATTGTCCGAGACGGGACGGTATCAGGCGGGGGAAATTGACGCACAGGGCAATTTCATCGCGGAGTAATCGCGACGGCTTTCGCCCTTGCGCCTACTAATATTGTAGCAGATAGGGGGGCTAAGTAAATGCCGGAATTTCGCGGTTATGAGCTGCGAACCGCCAGAGAGCAAGCAGGGCTGCGCTTGTGGCAGGTGGCGCAGGAAATCCACACGTCGGAATCGTGCATCCGCCGCTGGGAAGGAGACGAAGCAGAGCCGTCGCCAGAAGTCATCGACCAGCTTGAGGAGCTGTACAAATGCCCTATGCTGTGGCATCGCTGGATGCTGTCACACAGTGACAGTTATCGGCGGCATTACAGCCCGATTAGCGACACGACGACGATGGGGAGCGTCCTGCGAAATCGGTACGCAATCGAGGACATTCTGCGATTGCAGGAAGCCATTGAGCGCGACGTGAGCGACGACGGGAAAATCGACAACCTGATGAACCGCGACAAGTATGTCGAGTTAATCAAAAAGGCGGTTGCTTGCCTCTCTGACACGCTTGCGCGAATCGAGAAAAGGAGTGGCGCGAAATGACGCAGTACCTCAACACCGAGCGCGTCGCCGAAATTCTCTGCATCAGCAAGGAGAGCGCCCGGAAATTCATGCGCGAAATGCCGCACATCTGCATCGGCGGAAAGGCGCACGAAACCATCCGCGTAACGGTCAGCGACTTTGAGCAGGAGATGGAGCGGCGCAAGCGTTACCCGACGCAGGAGCAGGAGAACGAGGTCATTCGCCAGCGGAAGAAGCGCAATGACCTTGTGGCGCGCGGACTGATGAACCCTGACGGCACAATTGCCCGGAGACGGGCATAAAAAAAGCGCCCGTGCCGCGGGTACAAAGCGCGAACACGAGCAGACAGAAAGGGTAATGTGGCGGTTAAGCCACTGCCATTCTAACACAAAATCGAAAGGAAGTCAACATATATGGAGCAGTTTATCACCGACGACATTGAAGAAATCGAGGAAACCGAGCAGGAAGAAAGCGCGCGTTTCATCATCGACAACGACCAAAAGGCGGACTGGGCGGTGCGTAAAATCATGGAAACAGAAAACGCCGCGAAGATGTGGAAGGAGTACTACAAAAAGCAAAGCGACCGAGTAGAGCAGACTACGCAGCAACGGATTGCCTACTTCACCGCCATGCTGGAAAGCTACTTCGAGACTGTTCCGCACAAAGCGACGAAGACCAGCGAGAAGTACAAGCTGCCGAGCGGCGTTCTGGTCCGCAAGGCGCAAGCGCCGGAGTACGAGCGCGACGATGCGCAGATTATCGCGTGGTGTGCCGAGAATGCGCCGTCCTGCGTGGAGAACGTGCCGAAGCTGAAATGGACGGCGCTGAAAGGGTTGCTTGTAGAAAACAACGGACAGGCGATTGACGAAATTACGGGCGAAGTCGTACCCGGTATCAAAATTGTTCCGCGCGACCCGATTTTCGCGGTGCAGAAGGGGTGAGCAAAATGACAAGACGCTGCTGCCTGTGCGGGGCATATCTGGATAGCGGAGAGCGCTGCGACTGTGGATGCAGCCAGACGGACGAAGTGCCGCGCGGGTGCAGGAAGCCAGTGCGAAGGGTTGATGAAGCCAATCGAACAGGAGAGGATTGGCGCTGGGAGAAGTACATCAACGAGCAGTATCAGAGATGGTACGAGTGCTGACAGGAGGAACGAGCATGGAAAACGGGCAGATTTACGCCGCAATTAGCGCAGCGATGGCGGACATTTCCGCAATCGGCAAGGACAAGTACAACCAGCAGCAGGGTTTTAAGTTCCGCGGCATCGACGATGTAATGAACGCCTTGAAGCCCATCCTGACAAAAAACAAGATTTTCACTGTTCCACAGGTTTTGGAGCAGACGCGAGAAATCAAGGTAACAGCGAAAGGTGGAGAACTGCGGTACAGTCTTCTTAAAATCGCGTTCCGCTTCTATGCCACCGACGGCAGTTTTGTCGAGGCGGTGACGCTGGGCGAAGGCATGGACAGCGGCGACAAGGCAAGCAATAAGGCGATGGCAATTGCCTATAAGTACGCGCTTTTCCAAGTATTCTGCATTCCTACGGAGGAAATGACAGACCCGGACGGTGAAAGCTACGAGACAAAGCACGAGACGCAGAAGAAGCCGGAACAGCCGAAGCCGCAGAGCAAGCCGGCAGAGAACCAGACGGAAACGCCGACGAACTATATCATGCGCGAGTGCGGAAACATCGGCATGGATATGCAGGAGTTAGGCAGAGTTCGCGCCGCGCTTGTGGAAGAAAACATCGTCCGCAATATTCCGACGAAAGAGATGACGATGGCGGACGCAAAGGCGCTGATGGACGCGGTGAAAGCTAAGTTCCGGGAGGCATCGTAATGAATAGGGCAGAACGCAGAAGAGCGGCGCGGGACATGGCTCACGCCACGCAGAGCATCATGAGGGCGCGGGGAGGCTACGAACGCGAGTATGAGCGCGGAGCGAAGGATGCAGAACGCCATGCAATCAAGATGATTTTCGCCGGAATGTGCCTTGCGATGAAAGAGGAGTTCGGTTTCGGCACACAGCGGATTCATCGGATGCTGACGGCAACGCAAAAGTATCTTCAACCCGGCGCGTACTTCACAACGGCAGAATTGATTGATGAGGTTCTGGAAAAGACGGGCATCCGGCTGAACTTCGATGACCCGTTCGACCCGGTGGAGCGAATCGAGAAAGGGGAAAGACGATGAATATAGTCAGCAACGTGGAAATCATGGGGCTTGTGTCGAGCGTAAAGGCAAGCCGCTATCCGATGGCAACCGACACGGAGAATTGCAGCGCGGAAGTCACAGAGCGGACGATGGCGCTTGCAAACTGCCAGACGGGGAGCGGACACGACCAGTTTTTGACGGGGATTGTCGTGCAGTTCGACCTCACGTTTACCGTAAAGGCGTGGGTGGAAGCCGAGCGGTATCATTTCCTGGACTTTGTATCAAGCCAGTCCACCATGCACCGCATAACAAGCATGGACATCGACGAGCAATGCATCGACTACGTTCGCCGGGAGACAATCGAGCTTGTGGAAAAGCTGGTTGAGGAGTACAAGGAAGCCCCAACGCCGGAACGGTATCTTGCAGTCCTTTACAACGTGCCTGTTGGCTTGCGGCTGACGGCGCGAATGACCACCAACTACCGCCAGCTCAAAACCATCTACCAGCAGCGGAAAAACCACCGTCTGCCGGAATGGAGGGCGTTCTGCGCATGGATTGAGACGCTGCCAAGAGCGGAGTTCATCACAGGAAAGGAGAAGCAAAGCTGTGCCGACTAAGCCGCGAAACCGCGTTCTAACGTTTGCCGAAGCAATCATGCAGAACCAAAAGACGGCGCGTGTGTGGGTGGAACTGCGCTACAATATTCCAATCTGCGCGTATTTCCTCGTGCGAACAAACAAAACGTGCCGAGTGATTCCGTACAATCTTGGTATTGGCAGCTTCGTCGTCGAAGAAGAGGACTACGGCACAAAGTGGCGATGCTGGGAGAAAGAGCCGACACGAGAAGAAACCAAACGCGAGCCGTGGAGTGAGCCATGATTGCGACAATCGGCAAAGTCATCGAGACACCGGGCAGCCTGACAATCCAGACTGCCCGCCCCGATGCGGAAAACCTATCCGATACAGTCACCGTGCTATGGCAGGATTGCCGCACGATTAGTCCAGAGCAACGACGTAAGGCGTGGGCGCTGATTGGCGAGATAGCCGCCGCGACGGGATACCTCGGACAGGGGGACAAAAGCGACCTCAACACAATGCTCAAGGCGGAGTTTCTGCGAGCGCGAATTGATAAGCTACAAGCGGAGGCAATCAAGGCATTCAGCCTGTCCGACGTGGATATGACAACCGCACGGCTCTATATTGATTGGATTGTTGAGTTCTGCGTGGTAAACGACATCCCAACAAAACAGCCGCTTGTGGAGTACGCGGAGGACATTGGCGCGTATATCTATGCTTGCGTGATGCACAAGCAATGCGCCGTCTGCGGACGCAGACCGTCAGACCTACATCATTGGGAGCGCGTCGGCATGGGCGCAGACCGCACGGAAATCAATCATATCGGGCTGCTGTGCGAACCGCTTTGCCGTGTACATCACACAGAGTGCCACACGATGGCACAGGCGGAGTTCGACGAGAAGTACCACATTCAGCCCGTCAAAATCGACGAAAAAATAGCTAAGCTGTACAAGCTGGGAAGGAAAAGCAATGAACAAGCTGACAATCATCGGCAATTTGACGCGGGACGTTGAGCTGCGCACGACGCAGAGCGGCAAGAGCGTCGCCAATTTCACGGTTGCGGTCAATCGCCGCGCGAAACCGGGCGAAAAGGCGGAAGCAGACTTCTTCCGCGTCTCCGTCTGGGATAAGCAAGCGGAAACGTGCCAAAAGTACCTTGCCAAGGGGCGCAAGGTGTGCGTGATTGGCAGCGTCAGCGTCAGCACATACAACGCCAACGACGGAAGCACACGCGCGACGCTGGAAGTCCTCGCGCAGGATGTTGAGTTTCTGGATAGCGCGAAACAGGATGCACCGCAGGTGGCGCATGAGGCGGCTCAACCGCCCGCGCCGCAGTACACCCCGGTATACAACGAGGATTTGCCGTTTTAACGGAGGGAGAAAGTAAATGGAGCTTGAGTATGTGCCTGTGCAGGTAGCCATGCGCCGGGAAATCGCGAGACTTTCCGACGAAGAAGCCGGACGTGCGCTTAAAGCCATTCTTGATTATGTGGCGACGGGTGAGGATGTCGAGCCGGAAGGAAACGCGGCGTTTTTGTACCTTGCGCTGTTGCGAGAATGCGATAAAATCTGCAAGATTCACGAGGTGCGTTCCGCAGGTGGCAAGGCTGGCGGACGTGGTCGCCCGAAGAAAGAAAAGCCAGAAGCAATCCAGCAGCCCGAATCGGCACAGGCGCAGCTCAACCCTGAAACAGAGCAGAAGCCCGAATTGCACACCCCTGCACCCTTCATCAGTGACGAGGAAGCCGCCGAAATTCAGCAGGGAACAAACGCTGTGCTGGACGAAGCGCAACGGCAGGGCTTCTCGACCAGCACAGCTACGATGGAGACGCTAAACCAGCTTGTGGCGGACAACGACGCGGAAGAAGTGCTGGAATGTGTGAAAATCGCCGGGGAGGCAGGAAAGCCGAACATCCGATACCTCAAAGGCGTAATTAACGGACGCGCAAAAGAACGACAAGAGGAAGAACGCCAAGCGCGGATTGATGCAGAGAAATACCCGGTAGTATCAAGCGCAGATTACGACTACAAGCCGCCGTCGGTAACGTTCGGGGAGGTATTCAAAAAGTACGCAAAGCAACGAGCTTTAGAGCATCCAGAGGAACGAGTGAAGTTGGAAGAATTAGCGGGGAGATTTAGCTAATTATGGACGCATACATTAACGAGGACGCGGAAAAGAGCCTGATTGGGCTTGCAATGCAGGATGCAATCGTCGCACAAGAGGTTGCAGCACTGCCGGACAGCATTTTCGGGTTAAAAGAAATGCAAGCCTGTCAGCGCGGCATCATGCGACTTGCAAAGCAAGGAAAGAACGTTGACCTTGTAACGCTGGACGCAGAGGTACAATGCGACTTGCAAAACACCGCCCTCTTGATGGAATGCGTAAAAATGGGTATCTCTCCTGTCATGTCCCGGCAATATATAGCGATTCTGGCGGAGTGCGCGAAACGTCGCGAGCTTGCAGCACTGGCGAGAAAAATTCTGCAAGACGTGGGCAATCCCGGCGCGTCGGTGGAATCTCTTCAAGCGGAATGCGCAACAGCGGCGCAATCATCAGCAGCCGTCGATGACGGCGTAACGATGAAAGACGCAGTGTTCGCGTTTGTGGATTCAATCGGAAAGCAAGACGGCATAATGTCCGGAATCGCAGACCTTGATAATAGGCTCGGCGGATTCAAGCCGGGACAGCTCATTTACATCGGCGCACGTCCGGGCGTAGGTAAAACGTCGTTGGCTATCTGCATGGCGAAATACGTCGCAGAACACGGCGGCGGGGTGCTGATGGTGTCCTTGGAGATGAATCCGGCAGAGATTGTAGCACGTTTTCTGGCGAACGAATCCGGGGTGGACTTGCAAAAGCTGTCCACTGGCAAAATGGAGCTGTCAGATTTCGAGCGCATAACGCCGTGCTATCAAGCTGTCGCGAATCTCCCAATCAGCATCGAGGAGCGAGCGGTCACGCCCTTGCAAATCCGCAACGCGGCAGCAAAAATGAAGGCAAGCAAGCAGGGGTTGAGCCTGATTGTAGTTGACTACATCCAGCTCATGCGAGCCGATGAGAAGTGCGGAAACCGCACGGAGGAAGTCACGCAAATCAGCCGCGAATTGAAGCTGATGGCGATGGATTTAGGCGTTCCGCTGCTGTGCATGACGCAGTTTAACCGCGAGAGCGAGAAGGGATTCGGCAAGTCGGCAAAAAGCGAGCCGGATATGTCACAAGCGCGAGATAGCGGCGCGATTGAGCAGGACGCGAACGTGTTTCTCATCCTGCATGAGCCGGAAGAGCCGCAGGACGCGAACAGCGACAGATGGCAGATATACCACAATTGCCAAGCAAACGGGTTGACGTGGCAAACGTGCCGAATCAGGAAGAACAGAAACGGCGCAACGGGGCTTGTGCATCTGGGCTTCGACAAGCCGCATATGCGGTATACTTGCTTAAAAAAGGAATAGGAGGATGGAAGTCATGCACAAAATCATCATTTTGGAGAGCGAACAGTTTGGAAACATCCGAGTGTTCGTCGAAGAGGGAGAACCAAGACTGTGGTTTGTGACGATTGACATTTGTCGAGCGCTGGACATCGACCCAACAGCGACGCGCCGCCTTGATAAGGACGAAAGAGTTACAGTGCGTTTAACGCATACCAGCTCGGACGGAACGTTCCAAGAACGCAAATTGGCTTGCGTCAGCAAAAGCGGTCTATATGCTCTCGTTCTTGGGAGCAGCAAGCCCGAAGCAAAAACCTTTAAGAGCTGGATTACGCAAGAGGTCTATGCTATATCAACAAGTTTAGGGGGGAATGGTGTGCAATGTTACTAAAAAGGCTACCTTATCCGAATTGCGGACGCGAGAATCCCGAAATGTGGCATACAATTCTCGGCGGAAACGGGTGGTGGGTGATGTGCATACGCTGCGGATGGGCAGGGAGAACGAAAAGGACAAAGACGGAAGCCGTGAGAGAGTGGAACAACGACGAAAGGAGAAGGAAGAATGCAGGATTATAATCTGAAACCGTGCCCGTTCTGCGGTAACAATCCTGATGTATACAAACCTTCAAACGTGGCAATATATATTGGCATGCCGTATTTTGCGGGAGACTGGATTTGCATGTGCCTTCATTGCCATCAAGCTGTCGTCGGAGGGAAGAAGTATTCGGACGTAGTGGAAAAGTGGAATCGCCGTGCGCCGGGATGGTTTTCCGTGGACAAGGTGCTGCCGCTAAATAGAACGCACGTTATCGGATTTGATATAGAAAGTGGGTGGAACTATCCATCGTTGCGTTTTTATCCAGGCAAACAAGAGTTTTGCGACGAAATGTACCCCGGCAAGCCCGTGAAAATCACGCACTGGATGCCATACCCGGACGCGCCAAAGGAGGAAAGCGACAATGAGTAACGAGAAGTTGCCCGTATCTTGTCCGTATTGTGGGTCAAAGATGCTTCTTAAAACTGGAATCTTTGACTTGCTCGAAACGGACGGGAATTGTGTGCTGCGGTATTGGTACAAATGTACAAATGCAGAGTGTGAAAGCAAAAGCCCAACAGGTAGAACGGCAGAAGAAGCCTACAAAGCGGCATTAAAACGGGGCGAAGAGCCGAACAAGATTTTGTCGCTGTACAATATTTGCTCAAAAGCATGTTTTGTTGAGTGGCATGGTGAGGCGTGCGATATTGAAGAATGTCTTGTGGCTGTGGAAGAGGTAATCAACGACAAAGGGAAAACAGAAAATAAAATCAAGGTGTATACAAAGAGCTGGGACGTTTGGGATTATCCGCTGGATGAATATCTGCGTGGTTTCCGCTGCTGGCTTCGGAAGCCGACACCAGAAGAAATGGCGAATACGCCGTGGGAGGAAAAGGAATGAGCAGAAAAACAAAGATAGATTGGGCAGACAGCACATGGAATCCTATAACTGGTTGCCGGCACAGCTGCGAATACTGCTATGCGCGAAAGATTGCGGAGAGGTTCGGCGGCGTGTATTACGAGGACGAGCTGCCAAACCGCTGGGGTGAATATGAGTGCGAACGCCTACACGCAGATGGAGACTTACATGAGCTTGATTATCCGCTCAAGAATTACGGAAATAACAAAATAGCCCCGTATCCCTTTGAGTTCGACCCCACCTTCTACCGCTACAAGCTGGATGAGCCGCAGCGCTGGAAAAAGTCACGCACCATCTTTGTGTGCAGTATGGCAGACCTGTTCGGCGAATGGGTGCCAGATGAATGGATTGCGGAAGTATTCATGGCGTGCGAAGCCGCGCCGCAGCATCGGTATTTGTTCCTGACAAAAAATCCAACCAGACTGTGCAAAATGGCGAGCGCCTATAGAGTAAAGCGCTGGAATGAAACGCATGGAGGGAAGACACATCCGCAGACGGCAGAATACGCGCATACGCTCGTCCTCCCAAGCCATGAAAACTGGTGGTTTGGAAGCACGTTGGACAACAAAAATGCCAGAAGATTCCAAGGAGATAACCATTTTCACACGTTTACGAGCATTGAGCCGCTAACCGAGGACATGGACGTTGGACTTGGTTCTTTCGGCTCGGACGAATGGGTAATCATCGGCGCAGAAACGGGCAATCGAAAAGGCAAGATTACTCCAAAGCGTGAATGGGTTGAAAATATTGTCGAAGCCGCACGGATTACTGGCATGAAGGTATTCATGAAAGAGAGCCTTCGCAAACTTATGGGAAACGACTTCCGGCAGGAAACGCCCTGGGAGGGAAAATGACGTTAGGCAGTCTTTTTGATGGGAGCGGAGGCTTTCCTCTTGCGGGGGTGCTCTCCGGCATCCACCCGGTCTGGGCGGCGGAGGTGGAGCCGTACCCCATTGCGGTTACGCGCTCCCGCTTCCCCATGATGCAGCACCTCGGCAGCGTGACCGAGGTGCATGGCGACAAGGTACAGCCGGTGGATGTGATTACGTTCGGAAGCCCTTGCCAAGACCTTTCTGTTGCTGGCAAGCGCGCAGGCATCCACGAAGGCCAGCGCTCGAATCTGTTTTTCGAGGCAATTCGTATTATAAAGGAAATGAGGGCAGCAACCAATGGACGGTATCCAACTTTCGCTGTTTGGGAAAACGTGCCCGGAGCCTTCTCGTCAAACCAGGGAGAAGACTTCCGATGCGTCCTCCAAGAGTTCATTAAAATCTGCGGGAACGGCACAATACCTCGACCTGACAAAGGCAAATGGAAATCAGCCGGAGAGGTCGTGGGTGACGGTTACAGCGTCGCGTGGCGGCAGCTCGACGCGCAATACTGGGGAGTGCCCCAGCGTCGCAAGAGAATCTACCTTGTGGCAGATTTTGCAGGCGGACGCGCCGGAGAAATATTATTTGAGCGCGAGAGCCTGCGAGGGCATCATGCGGCGTGCGGAGCGACGAGGCAAGGCGCTGCCGCCGATGCTACGGGAAGCGCTGGAAGAAGCCGTGGCATTGGGGGTCTGAATCCGTGGGATGCACAGAGCATCCGACAGTACAGCCCGGATGACGTGTTTCCCGCGCTGGGCGCGAACAGCGGCGGCGGACAGAACCGCGCAGGCGTGTGCTTTGTCCAGAATCAGCGCGACGAGCTGCGCGATCTGGGAGACAAAACAGGCGCGCTTGCGGCCGAACAAGGGATGCACCAGCAGAATTTCGTCGCTCTGAAATGCCTGAACCCGTGGGATTGCCAGAGCAAGCGCATCTATCAGCCGGATGGCGTCTACCCGACACTCCCGGCAATGGATTGCGGCGGCGCGAACAATCAGGCGGTGCTGTACGCGCTGGATTCCATGTCCAGCAACAGCATGAAGTCCTCGAATCCGCACAGCGGCTTCCACGCGGAAACGATTGCGAAGACCTTGCAGGCAGGCGGCGTTGACCCGACGTGCAATCAGGGCGGGAACGTGATTGTTGAACCGGTGTATGCTCTGCAAGGCAACGGCATCGACCGCGCTGAAACCGCCGGATGCAACGGCAGGGGCTGGCGGGAGGACGTGTGCTACGACGCACGCGGCAACGACGACGGGACGCGCTGCCCGACACTGACCGGCGACCATGAGAACCGCGTGACGGATTACACGGCGGTCACAGTATATCGCAGCCCGAAAATTGGAGAGTATGCCGCTGATGGCACAGCATCCACAATGGCGGCGCGAGATTTCAAAAGCCCTCGCGATTTGGTTGTCGAGCGTTCTCCCGCCTACGGCGTGGACTGCCGGAACGCCGCGCTGGATGAAGAAAAGACGCACACGCTGCAAGCCAAGGCGAACGGCGGACAAAGCCTGAACTGTACACCCAGCGTACTAACCTCCGGCAAGCCGCCGCGCAAGTACATCATTCGCCGTTTGACACCGCTGGAATGCTGCCGCTTGCAGGGCTTCCCCGATGGCTGGGGTGTCCCCGACCACAAGGACAAGCTGTCCGACGAGGAGCTGGTGTTCTGGCAGGGTGTACGCGACACATGCGCCGCAATTAGCGGCAAGCCATCCAAGAGATACAGTGCGAAAGCGCTGACCAAGTGGTATAACGCCTTGCACACGGATAGTGCAGAGTACAAAATGTGGGGCAACGGCATCGCACTTCCATGTGCGCAATTCGTGTTGGGCGGTGTCGCCGAAGCCATCCGGGAACGAATCAATAATTCTCACCTGTGATGGCGCAAATGCGTGCATTCCGCGACTTGCGGAAGATGTACGAGCCGGAAAAGAAGGAGGAAAGCTGATGAAAACTGTGACGCTGCCCGAGGCGGTGATTTTCGGTACGATGATTGGTCTGGGCGTGACGGGCTTCTCGTTGGCAAGGAAAACGAACCAGTTGCTCGATTACGCTATACTGATGTTTATCAACTGCATCGTTTCGATTCTGGTTTACGCCGGAGCGGATGCGCTTGCGGCGTGGTTGGGGGGATAACAAATGTTGATGGAGCAGATTATCGGCGTGGACGGCGTAATCCGCACAAAGCTGGACATTGCTATTCAGCGCCTGAAATCCTTTGAGCCGCCGGAAGGGTATTTCCTTGCGTTTTCCGGCGGCAAGGACAGCCAGTGCATCTACCATTTGGCGCAGATGGCGGGCGTAAAGTTTGAAGCCCACTATCAGGTAACAAGCGTTGACCCGCCGGAGCTGATTTACTTTATCCGCGAGCATTACCCGGACGTGATTTTCGATGTGCCGCACGACGAGGACGGGAAGAGAATTAGTATGTGGTCGCTGATAGTAAAAATCGGGCTGCCGCCGACGCGATTTAGGAGATTTTGCTGCGCGGAACTAAAAGAGACAAGCGGAGACGGTCGAATGGTTGTGACTGGCGTTCGCTGGGCAGAATCCGCGAGTAGAAAAGAAAATCGCGGGGTTGTAAATATTGATGGAAAGCCAAAAACAACGCAAAAAAAGGCAAATGAACTTGGCGTACAATACAAAACAAATAAATACGGCGGACTCGTCATGAACGATGATAACGATGAAAACAGACGCCTTGCGGAATTTTGTTATCGGACGCAGAAAATGCTGTTGAATCCTATCGTCGATTGGACGGATGAAGAGGTTTGGGAGTTTCTTAACGACATCGCAAAAGTGCCACATTGCTGTCTTTACGACGAGGGAAACACAAGAATTGGTTGTATTGGATGCCCAATGAGTAACGTCAAAGAGCAAACCAGAGTATTAACACGATACCCTAAATATTATGACATGTATATAAAAGCATTCGACAGAATGCTCCAAAAAAAAGAAAGAGAAGGGAAAAATTATGACTGGAAAAACGCTGAAGACGTAATGCGCTGGTGGCTAACCCCGGATAAAAACAAAAATTGGAATGCGGAAGGACTGCCGACGACGCGGCAGAACGGCGAGGAAGTCATGCGCTGGTGGCTGAAAGAGGATAGGGAGGATTAACGATGACGGTTATCGGCGTGCTGTGTCTGCTGGCGGCTACGGTTTGCGTGGCTTGCGCATTTATCAATAAGGAGTGATGATGGTTGTGAAAGAATTGCAAGATGAGATTGTGACGGTTGTGTTTTCCGAACTTCTTCGAGCGCAGAAAGAGCATGGAGAGACGTTCAACTCCATGCCGGAGGCGTTCTCCGTGATTTGGGAAGAAGTCGAAGAAGCGAAAGAAGAGATGCAGCGTGTCATCCGAAAGGCAAACGACGTCTGGCTTGCGAACCGCCGAGACGACGAGAAAGTATTCACGATGTGCGCGAGCAAAACAGCAGCGGCAGCTACACTGCTGGCTTGCGAAGCTGTGCAGATTGCCGCTATGTGCATGAAGGCGCAGCAAGGAGGGGCAGCATGGTCGAAAAGCAAGATTGGCTGAACGCGCTGTCAATCTGCCCTGTTTGCAACGCAGTGATGAAGCGATACACTACGATTGATGTACAAGGAGGCGCATGGGTAAAATGTACAAATCCAGAATGCGGACTACACGGCGTTCTCTTTATGCCGATGTAATTCCGACGGAGGACGAAGAGCAGGAAACCCTTTTCCGCTGGGCAGATGCTCAAAGCGCAACGAAGCCGTGGCTGAAAGGGATGTTCGCCATCCCGAACGGCGGTTATCGCGCCAAAGCAACCGCCGCGAGGATGAAGCGAACAGGGACGCGTGCAGGAGTGCCGGACATCTTCCTGCCCGTCTCCAATGGACGCGAACACGGGCTTTTTATCGAGATGAAGCGACGGAAGGGCGGGACGGTATCGACATCGCAGAAAGAGCGCATGAAGATGCTGACTGCCGAGGGATACCGCTGCGTTGTGGCGAAGGGTTGCCAAGAAGCAATTGACGCAATTATGCGATACATGGACGGAGAGTGAGACAATGCTGGACACCGATGACATCCGGTACTCTTTTTGGTTGGAGAAGGAGCTGGAAAAGAACGTAAAGCGACTTGCGGGGAACGTTTCGCGCGGATGCAAAAGCCGCCACGATGCCTACAAAGTCAGGGCGACGCAGGACGCAATCAGGCGGCTAAACGGCGAGAAGGAGGCAAACGGGGCAATCGAGAAGGTACAAGATATGCTGTACACGGAGCTAATGAGCGGACAGATTCGCCCTGCGCTGTATACAGCTGTCATCAAGGCGTTTGAAGGGGTAAAATAATCGTGGGCGGTTGCGGGAGGGGAAAATGGTTGACTTAAAGCGGATGCGGTATCTCATCAGGCGGTATCCTATGGCTTGCTTGCGCGCGGAACAGGCGCGAATCCGGGCGCAGAAGCTGACGCGGACAATCAGCGACGCGCCGCGAGGGGGCGGGAGTATGAACAGCACGGAGGAAGGGCTGCTGTATCGCGTCGAGGCGCTGGAACGCAAGAAAGCAATCTGGGACGAGTTGTGCAGGATGCGCGAAGAGCTTGCGCCGCTGGTAGATGCGCTGGAAAGTCCGCTGGAAGTCCAGTGCATGAGGATGCGGTATCTAGAGGGAAGGAGTGTCCGGGAAATCAGCTACAATCTGGCGTATTCCGAGCAGCACGTCTTCCGCGTGATTGGTAACGCGGAGCGGAAAATCCAGAGCGCGGAATAAGGCGGTCGCGCATCGAAAGGTGCGCGATTTTCTTTGCAAAAAATCTCAAAAAAAATGTGATTTGCCCTTGACATATACAGCAGTATATGCTATAATAATAGTGTCAGGAGGGCGGTACAAAATAAAAGCCCCCGACAGAAAGAGGTAATGATTATGAAGACCGAAAACTACGCGAAGATGTCCCCTGCCGCGAAAAAGCTGTACGACAACCCAAAATTTGAGTTTGAAATCCTCACCAGCGGCGAACATGCCGGAATGCTGCATGTGATAGGTTGGGTGAAATCCATGCCGCGCCCTAATGCTGCCGCCTTGCAGGAAATCAAGGCTATTCTGCTGGAGGAAAAGGCGGAGCGCAACGCGGAAGAAGCCGCGAAGCGCGAAGAAGCCGCCCGAATCGGCAGAGAGCGCGAAGCGCGCCGCGCCGCTATCCCCGGCGTGAAGCTGATTGAAAAGGCGCGTGAAGAGTGGGACAAGTGGCACGATGACACAGTGCGCGCCATCGACAACGGCGACGGCATCCGTCCCGCCGAACCGAAGGTGAACATTGAGGCGCTGAAAGAGCAGTACCCGCGCGCCGCTGCGTTGCTCAAAGCGGAATCTTATAGCCGCTCGACTAATTATGCCAAGGCATCCGCCGGAAGCAAGGCGCGTGAGCGCATCATTGACGGCGAGGACTACGCAAAAGCCATCGCTGACATGGAGCAGGAGTGGACAGACTATTGCCATAAGCACATGTGGGACTAATAGTAATATCACGAAAGGGGTTGTGGAAATGAGGGAAGAGTACTACCAAGGCGACGTGTCGGTCCGCGCGATGAAGAAGTATCGAGAAAAAGAAGGAATCAAGACGGTGCGCTTCGACGTTCGAGCTGGGAGCAAAGAGGCGCTGGAAGAAGAAGCAAAGCGCCGTGGCCTTTCGGTGGCGCAGCTAATCGTTGATTCCGTAAACGCATATGTTGGACGTGTAATAATTTCCAACAGAAAACAATAATAGCATGGGGCTGGGGCGCATCCGCTGGGGTGCGCTTTTTTCGTTGCGCAAAAAGTTTGCAAAAAATCGCAAAAAAATGTGATTTACCTCTTGACATATACAGCAGTATATGCTATAATAATAGTGTCAGGAGGGCGGTACAAAATAAAAGCCCCCGACAGAAAGAGGTAATGATTATGAAGACTATCAAGCTGAGCACCAAGGCGCTGGAAACTCTCAACCGCAACATGGAGTACACCACCCGCAACTGGACTTACACCCGCGACGCGTGGACTGGCGAGTACAAGCGCATCGCTAATGACTGCTTCGGGACTACCGCAGTCCTCACCGACTGGGAAACCGTCATCGTGAAGTAAGAGGAGGGGAAAAGTCATAACGAACGAGCAGATTATCGCGAACTCCGCAGTCGCAGCGGGAATCTTCACGCAGGAGGAAGCAGAAGCCTACTTCTCACACGGAATGCGCCTCCCGATTCACACTTTCGCCGAGTGGAAGAGTTGCGGGTACATGGTCAAAAAGGGCGAACACGCCGCGCTGACCGTGAGCATCTGGAAGCCCAAGACGCGCAAGAGGAAGGACGGCAAGACCGTAGAAGCAGACAAGGAAGAAGATGGCGGGTTCTTCCTGACGACCGCCTACCTGTTTACAAAACAGCAGGTGGAAGCAATCAAGCCCGCCTAATCGCAACAGAATGCCGCCTGAGAGCCGTTGGAGCAATCAGGCGGCATGATTATGAGCAAAAACAAGCAAGCCGTTAGAACGCGAAATAGGTGGCATTGCTGGCAATGGCAAAAAAACATATAGAAATAAAAAAATGAGAGTTATGAGAGTAATTTTCGTGCTATAATGTAAAATGTAAAAGCAGCAAGAGAGACGCAAGCAGTGATGCAAGCGTCTTTTTTGTTGGAAGAGGCGACTATGGAAGTGCTGCTCTTGCCTCTTCAGCGGCGGGATTTATGCGCGAGTGCGCTTTGTTGCGTTGGCGGGGACGCGACGGAAGAAGAGGAGGGGAAAATGGAGCAATTGACGCTTGAAGAAGCATCGGAGGAGTACAAGGCATTCGTCGATAAGTTCAAGCCGAAACTGACAACGGACGATTGCTATACGCCGCCGAACATTTACGAGACGGTAAAAGAGTGGGTGTTCGAGCATTACAACATTGACAAAAGCACGAAGGTAATTCGTCCATTTTATCCGGGCGGCGATTACGAACACGCAGAATATCCAGAAAACAGCATCGTCATCGACAACCCGCCATTCTCCATCCTCTCCAAAATCGAAAAATTTTACCTTGCGCGTGGACTACGCTTTTTCTTGTTTGCCCCTGGAACTGCTTGTTTCAAGCCGTACAACGGATTACATTGCGTATGCGTCGGCTCTCAAGTGACTTATCATAACGGCGCAAACGTCAACACATCATTTGTGACAAACTTGGGGGGGCATTTGGTTGAGACTGCGCCGGACTTATACCGCAGAATAAAAACAGAAAACGAGAAAAACGTCAAAGCGCAGAAAAAACAACTTGACAAGCTGAAATTCCCGCCGCAAGTCGTAACCGCTGCGCAACTCAACCAGCTTTCCGCGAAAGGACAATACTTAACGCTCGACGAGAAGGAAGTTTTTTTTACAAGAACGCTCGACAACGCGAAGAAAAACGTTTTTGGGGCTTGCTTCCTGCTGTCGGAGAAGGCAGCGGCAGAAAGAGCAGCGGCAGAAAGAGCAGCAGACGACGAAACGCTGTACATCACACTGTCCGAGCGAGAAAAGGAAATCATCAAAGGGTTGGGAGTAGGAGGGCAAACCAGTTGATTGAATGGAACGGCATTGCAGCTCTTGTTCAATGGTGGATGAAATCGTTGACATCGACATGAGCGAGACCGGGTTTGAAGACGACAGGACACTCGAAAGAGTTTCTGAATAAAACAAACAAGTAGAAAGGAGCAAAGAAAAATGGCACAAACCGAAATTCAGCGCAGAATCGCAGCCGCCACTGGCATGAACAAAAAGTACAACCGGAAACAGAGAAAGCGTGCTGCGTACAACACTTTCCGGCGGAAGTCAAGCGGCGGAACCGGCGGCTAATGTCGTCAGAACTTTTTGACCCCATTAAAACACAGGCAAAGGTTACAAGGGAGGTCCTTGTCGGATTCTCTTGTGGCAAAGATTCCATTGTAACCCTTGACTTGTGTTTCCGACATTTTGAACGGGTGCAGCCTTTCTTCATGTCCTATGTGCCGGGGATGGAGTTTCAAGAAGCTGTTATCCGAAAATATGAACGAAAATACGGAGTGAATTGCATCCGAATCCCACATTTTGAAACAAGCAACTTCTTCAGGTATGGGACATACAGGGAAGAAGACTTGAACGTGCCTATAATAAGTGTAACAGATGAATACAATTATTTGAGACAAAAAACAGGAATATATTGGATTGCTTGCGGGGAACGCGTCGCGGATTCAATCGTGCGCCGGGCTATGTTAAAGAAATCAGGAAGTATAGACGAAAAGCGCGGGAGGTTTTTCCCTTTAATTTACTGGACAAAAGAAAACGTCATGAATTATATGCGGGTGAAAAATCTTGTATTACCGCGAGAATACGAGAAGATACACCATTCTTTTCGGTCACTGTCTGATGAGGACGTATCTATGGTAAAAGAATTTTTCCCAGATGATTACAGAAAATTGCTTAAACTTTATCCGCTTGCTGAGGCAGCGGCATTTCGGGAGGAGCAGCGACGTGCGAAGCAAGTTTCAGGCGTTTGATTCAGAGACAATTTCTCGTTCGCAAATCAAAAATGCGCCATACAATCCGCGAATAATGAACAAGGGAACCAAAAAAAGATTAAAAGAAGCAATAAGAAAGCATGGACTTGTTTCTGCCCTAACGTGGAATAAGCGAACGGGGAATCTTGTTGGTGGTCATCAAAGGCTTGAACAGCTGGATGCGTTGGAGGGAAACAAGGATTACGAACTCACCGTAAACGTGGTGGACGTTCCGGAGCGGGAAGAAGTCGAACTGAATGTACAGCTAAACAATCCGAGTTTGCAAGGCGGCTGGGACTTGGACAAGCTATCGAATGTGGCTTGTGAATTTTCTCTTTCCGCTGATGATATGGGCTTCTCGCAAACTGACGCTGAGTTCCTTTTTGATGGAGACGACAGGTTTACGGAGCTTTTCAATACAGAAGAATCGGAAAATGTGAAGCGCTCATTAAAAGACATAAAAAACGCCCGAACTCAAATGAACGATTCGCTCAAAGAGAAAGGGCGCATTGATTTTTTTAGTGTAATTGTGTTTGCAAGTCCGGAGGAACGTGAATTATTTTATCGGAGTATCAACGTGCCAATCTCCGAACAGTACATTACACCGGAGCAGGTTAAACGACTAAAAGAGGATTGATGTATTGTGCTATAAAGGCAGATGTCTCTTCTCCTGTCATCGTTTCTTCGTCTATTTTTATAATATCATTGTCTGGAACATCAAAGAGCCCCGGTTTCCCGCGAACCTGAAAGGGCTTGACGATAGAGACAAATTCAAGTTTCCAAGCATATCCACCTTCTACGTCGCCTCGCTGCAAACAAGCAGCGTCAAGATTCGCTTTCGTCTCGACAAAAGGCTGAACATCAGTGATGCGCACAACACAAAGCGCGTGGCTTGGAATTGTACCTGGTGTTCGCTCTCTATTTGAGCAGATAAGCAATTCTCCGCGATGTGCTGTGCACCATGTGCGCCACTCAATCGTTTTATTCCCAAGCATTATCTGCATTGCATAAAAAGATGATACACTCAAAGCCTTCATTCATTACCCCCCCTTTTTTACAATACAATTATACCACACTTTTCAGAGTTTTGCAACAAAAATATCGGATGGAGGAGTGTTTATGCCGTTTAAGGCAGGAGACCCGAGAACAAAAGAACTTGCAAGAAAGGGCGGGCACGCAAAAAACAAAACGCCACCAGCACAGGTACTGCGAGCCGTTGGAGATATTTTGCGAGAAATGTCCAATGAAGAAATAGCAGACAGCCGAGGCAACAAAGCAACGCGAAATGAGGCAGCGGCATACTCAATTTTCAACAACGCGCTAAAAGACGCGCGCTGGATGGAACTGTACCTAAAACTAACAGAGCAGATGCCGTCTGAAAAGATAGATGCTAACGTAACAACGTCAGAGTTTACAGACGCTTTACAGCGTGAAATTGCCGTAATTAAGCGTCGCGAGGGGTATGCTGCACATGGAGAATCTGACGCGAAAACAGGCTCTTGATTTTATGATTTGCCATCCGGCAGCACTACTTCGCGCGTGTGGCTTTACGCTGATGCGTGATGATTTGCATGGCGAGTGGATGAAGGAAATGCTTCTTGGAGACAGCGATATGACCATTCTGGGGCATCGCGGTAGTTTCAAAACGGTTGCCGTTTCTGGTGCGCTTGCGATTGGAATGGCTGTTTTTGCGAATAAGAATACGATATTCTTTCGCAAAGGCGAAGCGGATGTAGTAGAGGTCATTCGCCAAACGAGAGGCATCATAGAAAACAAAAGTTTTCAGCAAATCGTTCTTGCAGCGACAGGAAACCCAATCCGGGTGCTTCGGGCAAATGCAACATCAATAACGACAAATCACTTTGTTAGTCCGAGAGGCGGAGACCAGCTATTAGGAATCGGCATAGGAGGCAGTATAACAGGTAAACATGCGGATTTGATTTTTACGGACGATATTGTAAACACATCCGATAGAAGCAGCCATGCAGAGCGAGAAAAGACAAAAACCGTCTATATGGAACTGCAAAACATTAGGAACAGAGGCGGACGCATTATTAACACAGGAACACCTTGGCATAAAGAGGACGCTATTTCTTTGATGCCGAACATAAAGCGTTTCGATTGCTATTCCACTGGGTTAATTGCGCCGGAGAAGCTGGAAGAACTGCGGAAATCAATGTCGCCGTCGCTGTTTGCTGCGAACTATGAGCTGCGCCACATTGCCGCCGAAAATGCGCTGTTTGATACGCCACCGACGTTCACGTCGGAAGCGGAAAAGCTGCGGGACGGCATCGCGCACGTTGATGCTGCATACGGCGGCGATGACTACACCGCGCTGACGTGCGCCAAGAGGGACGGCGACACGCTGTACTTGTATGGGCGTTTGTGGCGCAAGCACGTTGACACGCTGATGGACGCACTGCAATCGGAGACGGAGCGCCTAATGTGCGCCCCGATTTACTGCGAGACAAACGGCGACAAGGGATATTTGGCGCGGGAATTGCGCCGCCGCAATATGGCAGTACGCGCATACCCGGAGAAAATGAACAAGTACCTAAAAATCAGCACATACCTCAAAAAGTGGTGGGGGAATATCGTGTTTTTGGAAGGCACAGACAGGGATTATATCGCGCAGATTATGGACTACACCGAGGACGCGGAGCATGACGACGCGCCGGACAGCGCTGCGTGCTGCTGCCGTATTCTCGATAGGAGCGGCGCGAGTTTGTATGTTGGGGGGTGATACAGATGTTTACAAAAATCACATGGCAGGATTGGCAAAACGAGCCGGACAAAGCAAAGGCAACGCTGGCGGTTATTGGTGCATACAAGCACAGCGAGGACTTTGACAAGGCAGGAATCGCGCAACGATACTACGAGGCGCAGAACGACACAGTTTCCGCGAAAGTCGTGCTGCGAGCCACAACGTCGGAGACGGAGCAGACCACCGCCGACGGGAAAAAGGTCAAAAAGAAGGGGACAGCAACCGAAGCAGTCCCCGGACAGCGCATTTATAGCGACTTTTTCCGCCGATTTACTATGCAACAGGCGAATTATCTGCTTGGTAATGGCGTGGAGCTGGAAAACGACGAAACGAAAAGCAAGCTGGGAACCGGGTTCGATACGACACTTGCGAAAATCGGACTGTATGCGCTTGTGCATGGCGTATGCTGGGGCTACTGGAATCTCGACCACGTTGAGATTCTGCGTGCGTACACGGATAAAAACAGCGGGTTCGTGGCGCTGCTGGACGAGCTGACGGGCGAACCGATGGTTGGGGTGCAGTTCTGGCAGATTGGCGACGACAAGCCGCTGATGGCGCGTGTATTTGAGCCGGACGGCGTGACGGTTTACAAAACGCGCGAAAATGCCTCTGATTTGGAGGTTGCGCAGGAGAAACGCGCCTACAAACGGACATATGCGCGTGACATCACGGGAGAGCGCCTTGTGTCAGAGGAAAATTATAGCGCACTGCCAATTGTGCCGCTGTACGCAAACGATAAGAAGCAGACGGAGCTGACGCTGGCGATTCGCTCAAAAATCGACTTGTACGACATCGTTCTTTCCGACTTTGGAAACAATCTGGAAAAGGCGAATGATGTTTACTGGGTGCTGAACAACTTCGGTGGAAATTTCGACGAGGTTGCGCTGATGCTGGAACAGATTCACCGCCTGAAAGCCATTGCAAACATTTCGGACGGCACGTCATCCAGCACAGTAACGCCGGAGACGTTTGAAGTGCCGTATGCCGCGCGTCAAACCGCGCTGGAACTGCTGGAACGGCAGCTATACCGCGATTATATGGCGCTGGATGTGTCGGAGTTGACGGGCGGAAGCCTGACGAACGTTGCAATCCGGGCGAGTATGGCGAATCTGGACTTGAAGGCGAACGCCTACGAATGGCAGTGCTTTGATTTCGTGCAGAAACTGCTGCGAATTCTGGGAATTGAGACGGAGACAATCCGCTTCAAGCGACAAACGATTGCCAACGAGAGCGAAATCATCCAAAACATCTACACCGCGCAAGGCGATTTGGACAAGGAGACGCGATTGAAGCTGAACCCGATGATTCTGCCGGAGGAAATCGACGACATCATCAAGCGCGGGGAGGAAGAATCGCTTTTGGGTATGCGGATGGCACAACAGGCGATGCAGAAGGCAGGCGAGGAGGAGGAAGATGCTGTATCTGATGGTGATTCTGCAAGTGCTGGCGGCGAATAATGTCGTCGTCCCTGGCTGGCTTTTGTGCATCGGCTGGTGGCTGGTGGCGGTTCGACTTATCTTGCGCATCCTGATTGCATTTCTTGATGTTGGGGAGACGGGCAAGCCGTGACGGACGTGGAGCGCAACGATTTGCGCGAAGCCGCGCTGCAAATGCGCATAAAGGCGATGTACCAAGAGGCGCTTGACATCGCCACGGAGCGCCTGAAAGACTTCTTGCGGAAAAAGCAGCAAGTGGACGATGGCAAGATAAAGCCGCCCGCGTACTACGACACGCCCGAAAAGGTGGAGCAGTGGAAAGCGGGTTTTGTCCGCGAACTCATTCGCCAATATCGCGTGGAAGAAGTCATCATGGAGGAAATCTGCAAGGCAGGGAAACGAGCAACCGCCGACATCCGGAACACGATGGGCGACGTGTACGCCGATAGCTTAGGAGAGGCGCAAACCGTCATCGAGGCGCAGGCAGACCGCGCGGGTGTAAAGGTATCGTTCGCACAGCCCAACAAGCGCGAAATCAAAGCGATTTTCGCCGCGAACGAAACAGCATTCACGAAGCTGGCGTACAAGAATCTGGGGCAGAACACCGAAATTCGCCACAAGCTGCAAAACGCGCTGGCGCTGTCTTCCACGCTGGGCGAGGACAGGAAGAAACTGATGAACCGCATCAGCGACATCACAGGACAGAGCGAGTGGCAAGCGCGGAGAGTGGCGCAGACGGAACGGACGCGGTCACAAAGTCAAGCGAGTTACGCCGCGTCGCAGGAGGCAGCAGACCAAGGCGTAACGGTTTACAACAAGTGGTTCTGCCGCTTCCAGAACAGCCGCGAGGCGCACATGGCACGGCACGGCAAGATGGCGAAGCAGGGAGAATGCTTTCCGAACAGCAACATCCGCTTTCCGGGCGACCCGAACGGCAGCGCAGCGGAAACAATCAATTGTTACTGCATGATTATGCCGAAAGTAATCCTGTCCACCGAGTATGTGGACGAAGACGGCAACATCCGAAAGAAGGAAAAGGAATGAGCGGGTTCGTAGACCACACGCAGGAAATCAACGAGAAGCTGAAACGCGCGATGGAAATCGGGCTTTTGGCTGTTGGGCAAGAAGCTGTCGGCATGGTACGCGAGAAGATGGTTACTGGCTATGAGCATAAGGTGTACGACACTGGCAATCTGGCGCGAAGCATCACCGCCGACATCGACCCGGACAACAACAGCGTAACAATCGGCACAAACGTCGAGTACGCGCATTATGTGCATGATGGACACGCCGGACACGCTGTTTTCTTTCCCAATCTGGGCGACAAAGGCGAGTTCCGCGTCATGCCTGGAGGATACACCCACGGCAGACCGTTCATGACGGACACGTTCGCGGATTCAGCAAACGCGGAACGCCTTGTGGACATCATGGCGGACGTAATCAAACAAAACATGGACTAATAACAGCAACATCAGCGCATGGCAAAGCACCGCCGTGCGCTGTTTGCATATATGCGGAAAGGCAAAGCACCGCATTTCCGCAAACAATCAAAGGCGCAAAGCACCGCGCCCCGAAGCAAAGGAGATTGCAACATGAACATCCTCACCCGAAAGAACCTGAAAGCCCTGAATGTGCCTGATGAGGCGATTGACGCGATTGTGGAAGCCCACAGCGACGCAATCAACGACATCAAGGCGGAGCGTGACAAGTACGCGGAACAGGCGAAGCAGATTTCGACGCTGACCACGGAGCGCGACACGCTCAAGCAGCAGCTTGCCGACGCGAAGAAGAGCGGCGGCGACGCGCAGAAGATTCAGGAGGCGTTCGACGCCTACAAGCAGCAGGTGGAAACGGAAAAGAAAACCGCGACGCTGACAACCGCCGCAAGAAAGCTGCTGACCAGCAAAGGGATGCAAGAGAAACTTGCAGACCTCGTGATGGCAAAGCGCGGACTGGACGGAATCGAACTCGACGACAAGGGCGCAATCAAGGACGGCGACAAGCTGATTGACGCGCTCAAGGGCGAGTATGGCGACCTTTTCTCCACGCAGCAGCAGCAGGGTACACCTACCACAACCCCGCCGAGCGGCGGCAATGCCACGCACGGCAGCGGACGCGCCGCAGCACTGGCGGCGAAGTACGCGCAAGATATGTATGGCGCAGTTGCGCCGGAAGGAGCAAACAAATGAGTTTTACCAGCAAGGCAACCGGGACTGTTTACCAGCCCGGTTATTTTCTTGAAAACGCGGAAGACGCAATCCGCGAAACCAAGCAGATTAAGCAGTCGGGCGCTACCACCGCCGAAAACGGCGCGAAGTACGTCAAGATGGGGACTATTTACCCCGCGAATGACGGCACTGCCGTCGGCATCGTGTACGAGGACGTGGACGTTACAAGCGGCGATATGCCCGGCAGCGTCGTGACGCGCGGCACGGTTTACGAGAGCCGTCTCCCCGTCGCAATCAACAGCACCGCCAAGAGCGCGCTGACGGCAAAGGGCTTTTACTTCATCGCCGCCGAAGCCGCGACGGTTCGCCCGTACTGACGAAAGGAGAATACTATGCAGATTCCGTCTTTTGAGAACAATATTTTCGGTCTCATTCCAAAGGAGGAGTGGCTGGATGTTGGCTTTAACGTCAGCCGCCCGAACGACCCGGTGGACGCGCTGTTCCCCGACGAATACAGCGAAAACCTTGTTGCAAAGTGGCAGGAGATTGCCAACCAGTACCAGCTTCCCGTGATGGCGGACTTCCACAGCTTCGATAGCCGGACGAACATCGCCACCCGTATTCCCGTTGACACGCACAGCATCGAGAAAGGACTGATTAAGGTAAAAATTAACCAGTCCGAGCGTATGCGTGCGCTGCTGCGTTCCGGCGTGCAGAATGACGCCATGTATGATTATGTTATCCGTGACGGCATCATGCTTGCCGACCAAGTTGTGACGCGCACCAAGGTTGCCAAGAACGAGGTTCTGGCGACTGGCAAAATGACCATCAAGGAGAACGACCTCGACCTGACCATCGACTATGGCGTGAAGCCGGAGCAGACGGAATTCACGTTCGATTTCAGCGAGGACGCGGACATCCCGGCGCAGATTCAGTTTGTGTCTGACACCGCGCAGGAAGCGGGAACAACGGTTGACACCATCGTTACAAGTCGCAAAGTGCGGAATCAGATGCGTGCAAACCGTGCAATCCAGAAGCGCATCAACGGCACGTTGAGCGAGGGCGCGTATGTAAGCAACGCCGCGCTGGATACGTTCCTTTCCACGGAGTACGGCATCAACCGCGTTATCACTAACGATTTGCAGTACGCCATTGATGGCGGCATCGGCGCGGACGGGCGACCGATTCGCACCACGAAGCGCTATTTCCCGCAGAACAAGATGACGTTCCTCGGCACTGGCAGCGCCATGACGCGCATCGGCGCGGGCTTGTGGGGACAGACCCCGGAAGAAACGGTCAACACCACGAACACTGGGCTTAACGTCAATCAGTCCGGTCAGCACCGCTATGTGATGGTGTCGCAGTGGGTGGAGAACGACCCCGTTGTTCTGTGGACGCGGGCATCCGGCTTGTTTATGCCGGTTATCTTTAATCCGCAGAGCATCTGGATTGCAACCATCACGGACGCGGCGACGGGTCAGTTGACGGTTTCCTCTGCCGCTGGCACGGGCAAAGGCAACACGAAGCTGACTGTCAGCCCCGCAAAGGAATCCAGTTCCAATTTGTACAAGGTGAAGGCTGGCACGACCGCGCCGACTGCGACCTATGGGCAGAATGTACGCACTTGGAGCAACTGGGACGGCACGTCTGACCTTGCCATTGCTACCGGGCAGAAGGTGACGGTTGCGGAATGCACCAGCGACTACCGCGTGATTCGCTCCGGCAGCGCGACGGTGACGGCAGCGACCTAATGGAGGTGGAAGCATGGCTGTGACGCTGGAAATGGCAATGCGCGAGTGTAACAACTTTTTTGAGCGCTGCAAGTACGCTGGGGAGATTCGCATCGCGGGCGGTAAAATCGTTCCTGATGTAGGTTCGCCCTATGTGTACATCAGCGGCAGCGCGCGGAACGACGGCGTTCACAGCCTTGTTTCTGGCGCAATGGAGGACGCGGACGGGGATGAAACTTTCGACGGCACGTTGTGGTTTCTTTACCCGCCGCGCCCGTTTGTCGAAATTGCAAAAGAGTGCGCGGAGTACGAAACGAAAAACCCAACGGGGGCATACACCTCGGAATCGTTCGGGCATTACAGCTATTCGCGGGCGACTGGCAGCAATGGCGTTGTAACGTGGCAAGCGGCATTCGCTGACAAGCTGCGACCGTATCGCCATATGTACACGGAGGTGGGCTGATGGCGTGGACTGATTTTCTGGATGACGCTTGCATCGTAGACAAGCGCACGGAATCCGACGGAATGGGCGGCATCGTTGTAACATGGGCAGATGGCGCGCCGTTCCGTGCCGGATTCATCCGCAACAGCAGCACGGAAGCCCGGATTGCATACCAGAACGGCATCCGCGAACTATTTACCATCGTGTTTTCCGATATGCTGGAACTGCTTCCGAACGACCGCGTGAAACGGATTTCCGACGGCAAAGTCTTCCGCATCACGTCCGACGCGCGGGATATGACAACGCCGGAGCAGAGCGATATGCACTTCCGAGAGGCGGACGCGGAGGTGGTGACGGCGTGATTGACTTGCAGCGGAAACTATACAAGTTTTGGAGCAGCTTCACCTACGAGGGCAAGCCCATCCCTGCATACGTCGAGGATGCAGTGCCGGAGGAAGCGTCTTTTCCCTATTTTGCGTTTCAGGTGCAAGAGGGAGACACATTCGGAAAATCTACAATGATTTGCACGCTATGCTGCCAGGCGGAAAACGGCAGCAACGTCAACTTGCAGCGTGCGGCAATCCTTGACGAGGTTCGCCGCGCTATTCCGCCGGAGGGAACGGCAATCTATTGCGACGATGGCTTTATCACGCTGTACCGCAACAATAGCAACTTTTTCCGCCTCGAAGTGGACACGACGCTCAAGAGCGTCTGCTATGGACGGATTTACTACGAAATCGTTACTTACTACACCTAACAGGAGGTAAAAAAATGACGACTGGTCTTCGGGCAAGCACCTTTGAGAATCTGCAGCTCAATGCCGGGATGTTTCTTGCAAATTTTGACTATTCCACCGCCACGGACGCGGCGACGCTGGGCGCGCTGCTGAAAACGGAGCGCGAAAAGACAAGCGGCTCTGCGCTGATTGGCGCAACGCGCGGCGGCGGCACGTTCGTCTGCACGCCCAACACGCGAAGCATCGAGGCGGACGGCAAGCGCGAGGAATGGAAAGGCAGCAGCGTCAATGATGGCTGGACTATCAAGCTGACGACTACCCTGCTGGAAATCAACGCCACCAACCTTAAGCGGTCTTTTGGCACTGCCGACGTAACGGACACGGAGAAGAAGCACACCATCAAGATTCGCACTGACATTAAGGATGCGGATTATATTGATAGCCTTGTCTGGGTGGGCGACACCTCGAAGGGCTATGTGCTGATTGCCATCAAAAACGCGCTGAACACGGCGGGCGCAACGCTGACGTGGACGGACAAGGGCGAGGGCACTATTCCGGTGGAGTTTACCGCGCATCAGGACGGGCTTGAAACCGACGGATATGCACCTTGCGAGGTAATTTTCTTCGACCCCGCCGCCTAACAACACGCGGCAGGGTTCGCGCCCTGCCGCATTTTAGTGAATCTGAGGAGGAAAACGTATGAATACCGCAACCGCATTTGAGCAGATGGCGAACGCCATTCCGTACATCGACAAGCTGGTCAACAGCAAGGAAATGAAAGCCTTCGTGGAAGAAAAGAGCAAGGGCGACGTTGTCGGACGCGACATCCTGATGAAGATGCTGCCGATTCTGTACGCCAAGCATCCCAAAGAAACGATGGGGATTCTCGGCGCGATGCACGGCAAGACGGCGGAGGAAGTCGCAGAAATGGACTTCACGGAAACCGCCGCCATGATGGACAAGGACACGCTCGATTCGCTGTTTGCTTTTTTTACCTTTGCGCTTCGTCTGGGGTGCATCATGTAATCCCTGTGCTGTACAAGTACCGCCCGCAAAACGTTCACGCGCTGGGGGTGCTTCTGGCGCACGAAACGCAGGAGGAAGCAAAACGTTGCTACATGGCTAATATGGCGTGGATGACGGTGCTTGCTATTTCGTCGTTCGGCGGCGCGAATCTGGAAATCCCGTCATACAGCGACGTTTTCGGCGCAGAGAAGCACGAAACAAAGCAAAAAACAGCAGAGGAAATCTGCGACGATATTATAAACGGACTAATGGCGAGGGGAGGTGCAGAAGATGGCGGAAGCATTTGAGTTGTACGCAAGTTTTAAGATTGATACAAGCGGATACACGCAGGAACTGAATAAAATCCGGCAGGAAATGCAGCAGTTTCAGCAGGAACTAAACAGCTTTGCTGTGCACCCGACGTTTGACGCTGGACGTTTTCGCGCGGAATTGCAGCAAGCACAGCAGCAGTCCACGCAAGCGACGGAAGAAATCAAGCGTTTGCAGCAGCAAATCCAGTCTTTGCAGCAAGCCGCAGACGGCGGCGGTTCTGGCGATTCGGGCGGCGGTGTCCTTAGCGGATTTTTGAGCCAACTCGATGTTATTGGCGATATTGCAAGCGGACAGTTCATTGCCAACATGGCAGTAAACGGCATCAATAGCATTATCGACGGCATCACGGGGTCGATTGATGAATCAATCGGGCTTGCGTCCGACCTTGTGGAGACGCAGAACGTTGTTGATGTGACGTTTGAAGATTCCGCGTCCACCATCAACAAGTGGGCGCAGGAGGCGCTGAACGCCTACGGCATCACGGAAACCAAGGCGAAACAGTATTCGTCCACGCTGGGCGCTATGCTCAAGTCGATGGGCATCGCGGATGACCAAGTGCTGCAAATGTCAATGGATATGGCGGGGCTGGCGGCGGATATGGCGTCGTTCTACAACCTCGACCACGACACGGCATTCGAGAAAATCCGCTCCGGAATTTCCGGGGAAAACGAGCCCTTGAAGGCGCTTGGCATCAATATGTCTGTCGCAAACCTGAACGCCTTTGCCCTCGAAAAGGGCATGAATAAGGCGTTTGATAAGATGTCGCAGGCGGAACAGGCGACGTTGCGCTATCAGTATCTGCTGGAAGCCACGAAGGACGCTCAGGGCGACTTCGCGCGAACCGGGGACAGCTTCTCAAATGAGATGCGCAAGCTGCAAACGAATCTCGACCGCATTAAGACAGAGTTTGGCAAGGGTCTGCTGGGCGTTGTAACGCCCGCGATTTCGCTGCTCAACAACGTGCTGTCCGGGCAATCTTACCAGTATACCGATGCAGCAAAAAACCTCATAGAGCGCAACGAATCTATCTATGAAGCACAGGCGACTTACGCGCAGTCGATGACCATCATGAACGCAATGCGCAACATGGAGGAAGAAAGCGGCGATGCCATCAAGTCCACAAACGAATGGAAAGACGCGCTTGAGGACTTGAAAAACGTCATGCCCGGACTTGCACGATATGTTGATTTGACTTCTGATGCAATTGTAGGGAATACGGAATCTATAAGCAATTATGTTGATACGCTGAACGGAGTTTCCCTGTACGCAGCGCATGAAGAAGCGGTTTCCAACGCAAAGGAACAATTAAATCAAGATAAGCAATATCTTGCAGAGCTTGAGGCGCAAAAACGCTACATTCAAGAGCAGATTGCCGCAGCTGGCACGGAGACGGTGAAAGCGGCGAACAAAGCAGCGCTCGATAGTGCATACGCCTACTTCAAGAGCACTGTTCCTTATTACGACTTAGCAGACACATACGACGAATTTGTAAAATATTCATTTGGGCATATATCGCAACGAAACGACATCGAACGCGGAAGAATGGGCAACAGGCACTCTGCTTACGAACGACTCAACGACACACAAGAAGCAGCGTGGCAAGCGCTTCTTGCCGCTGAAAACAATTACAACGACCCGACAGCATCGTTGATTGAAAAGCTAAAAGAGCTTGATTCTCAAATAGCAGAAACAAGCGTCTCGATTAACGAGGAAACCGCGGCATTTGAAAAACTGACTGCTGAACAAGAAGAATTTAACAAAGCCAACAAAGAAGCAAAATGGCAATACGACTTCAATAAGTCGGTAGATGCGCAAAAGCAAGCGTTTGCAGACCTAAAAACCGCGCTTGGAGACCTTGAGACGTATCAAGCAGACACGCTCGCAAAAATGGAGAAGTCGTATAGAGGACTTGCTTCTGGACTTGGTTTTATGGTGACGCACACTGAAGCAGAGTTTGACAAGCTCGTCAGCGGGAAGTACAGCGAAAAGAACGTCATGGGCTGGTTTGAGAACAATGCTGAAGCGCTAAAAGCCTACAACGATGCGCTGGAGCAGGCAAAAGAAGCAGGATATGACCCCGGAATCCTCGCTCAAATCGCAAAGTACTCGACGGAAAACGACGCATTGCTTGCAAGATACCTTTCTGTTGCGGACGACCCGGAAAAGGTAAAAAAAATCAACGCCGGTTATCAGGCAACTATCGCGGAAGAAAATCGAAGCGCACAAATCGCAACAGACTTTGAAATGGCTTCCGACGAAAAATACCAAAGTCTGGTCAAAATTGCTGAACAGTACCTCGAGCTGTACAATCAATCTTCAGAGATTACTTCGGCAATGGCGAAAAACAAGAACGCATTTTTGGGGGGCATCGACGACCTGAAGAAAGCGCTTGAAGAAGAACTTCCGGGCATCAACGAATTGCTTGAAAAGTATGGATTCGTCAAAATCAAAAACGACTTCGAGAAGAAACCGTGGATTCATGACTTTGGCGGTGCGCGTGAAGGATATGCAGACATGTTCGACGACGTTGCAAATGACAAAAACGCTTTTAGCAAAGAGCAAGCAAAAGCGCTACATGCGATAAAGGCACGAGCGCGAAGCGGCTATGCGGACATGATTGAAGATGGGCTAATGCCCGACGACATCAAAGCCCGCGCGCAGCGGTGGAATCGGCTCGTAGAAATGAAGACGCAGGAAATGAACGACATCGTTGACATTTTGGAACAGCGCATGGAGGAAAACCAGCGTCAGCGGGAAGCCGAAGAAGCGGAGCAGTGGAACAATCGAGCAACAAAAGATATGCCGCCACTATATATGATGGACACGATTATTGCCAACGCAGCGCACCCTAAATTTGTGCCGAATACATACATCGGCGCACCTTCGAGCGAACAGCAAGAAAAAACAACGGGCGGCAATGTTTTCTCCGCCATCGAAAGCGCCATTGACGCAGCAAAAGAAATCGAAAGTAGAACGATACAGGAAGATTTTGTAACGCAGTCTATTTTCAATGCGCTTGGAGAAATGATGGAGAACTACAAGGAAAGCCTAAGAAACAATAGCGCACCCAACATTTTTAGCAATAGCGACGGCGTTCTCTTCGTTCAAGTTACAAACCCGGACGAAATTGCGAACGCGGTTTCCGGGCTTCCGCCAACAACCATCAATAACACATTCAGCGTGGACGGCAAAACCGTCGCAACGGAGGTTGCTCCCATTGTTAACAAGATAATCGGCAGGGGCATCCGTGGAAATCTGATGGAGGTGGCGCGATAAATGGTAACACGATACCGCGCGTGGATGGGTGAGGAAGCGCTGGAAGACCTCGACCCGTCCATTATCATCATCGACATTTCGGAGGACGCGCCGAAGGAAGCCGTGACAACCGAAGCACGCCCCGGCGGGGGAATGTACCTCACCGGGCAGCTTCGGCAGTCCATCACGGTAACAATCGCCGTGGAAATCCACGAAGCAAACACCATCCACAGGCAGCTTGTCCTCGGTAAAATCATGCGCTGGGGCAGCGGTGGACAGTACCTGCGCACGTCATACCGCCCTGGACAGCGGTTGTACATCGATAGCATCGAGGCGGCGAGTGTTTCCGCGCTCAAATGGACGGATACGCTGGAAATCAAGTTGACGGCATATCAGCGTCCATGGTGGGAGGAAGCAACTGTTTCCAAAATGGAAACAGTTGAAGCAAGCAAAAGTGGCATCCTGACGGTTTACAACCGCGGGGAAATGCCCTGCCCACTGGAAGCCGTTTTTGTGGCAATCGACACGCTGACAAGCATTGCAATCAGTTGCGGCAACGAAAAAATCGCGCTGACGAACATCAGCGTGAAAACAGGCGAGGAAATCCGCATAGGACACGACGATAACGGCATCCAGCAAATCACGGCGGCAGGGCAATCCGCAATGGGAAACCGAAACGGGCAGTCCGCCGATGAAATCACGCTAAAGCCTGGAATCAACAAGGTGTCGTTCAGCGGCGACGGGCTTTTGTCGCTGACGGTCACGGTGAGGGGGCGGAAATATTAACTACACAGCATACGGCACACCACAGGAAGTCACACTGAAGTCGAAATGGAAGTGCATTCAAGACCCTGTCAAAGGTTGGCAGCTTGATGGGCAGCCTACCATTGGACGTGCAAAGGTCACTTTTCCGGTTGTTCTTCCAGCCGACGCAGTAATCACCTCCGCACGAGTGCACGCCGACTTTCGTAGGGATGTTTTTGGCAACCAGCAAAAGCAGGACGTAAACGATTTACACGTTGACGAGGCTGGATTCGCAACGGTGACGCTCCCGGATGGCGCAAGCACAACGGAATTTGTCGCCACGCTCTCATTTCAGGCGTGGGGCACAGTGCACACCGACCTTAATGAGTACTACATTTCTCCAACTGTCCGCGACATCTACCTCACAATCGACTATGTTTCCGGCATCATCCCAGACCCGGATGCAAGCAAAGCATACACCAACAACGTTCGCTTGCCGCGTCTGCTGGACAAAAATCTGCGGGAAATCAAGCGCTTGCGCCCATCTTCACTGTCTTTGTCGCTAACAATCGACGACATTTCCACCGCAAGCATGACGCTTGTGGACGGTACATGGATGGACGCAACGCAGTTTGTGGAACTGTACCACATCGGCGGCAGCGTCGGCATCTTCCGCTTGCGCTCGGACACGCAGACATACAGAAATTACGCGACGCAGGAAGTCAATCTTGACCACGCCATTTCAACACTGATGGACGGGCTTCTGCCTGAGCAGCTAAAAATCGGCAGCGCATCCGTTGACGCGGTTGACGTGCTGGCGCAACTTCTCACCTACCAGCCGGAAACGCGCTGGCAGATGGGGACGTGCGAGTTATCGCAACACCTCACATACGATTTCGACGCAGGGACGAACATCTGGACAGCAATCAACAACGTCAAGAACTTGTCGCCCGCAGAAATGATGTGGCAGTACGACTTTTCCACCCATCCGTGGACGCTCAACCTCGTTAATATGCCAAATACAGTCTCCTGCGAAGCGCGCTTTAACGGCGCGCTAACCAGCGCAACGGTCAGCACCGACCGCGACGACCTTGTGACCCGTATGTACGCATACGGCAAAAACGGCATCACTGTCGGCACGGTAAACGATGGAAAGGACTACATCGACGCGGACACCATCGAAGAGTGGGGCATAGTGTGCGGCAAGTACTCCGATAACAGCATCACGGACAAGGAGACGCTGCTGGAAAACGCAAAGAAGGAACTGGCGAAAAAGAAAACCCCGCCAATTTCCATCGACGTTTCACTTGTGGAGCTTTCCGCCATCACGGGATTACCCTACGACCATTTCCGGCTGGGGAGCATCTGCCGGGTTGCAATGCCTAAATTCGGGCGCTGCTACGATGAGCGCATTCTCACGCTCAACGCGGACAATGTGCTGCTTGAGCCGCAAAAGGTACAAGTCACCATGTCAACGGAGGGCAAGAGCGTCAGCGGCATCATCGAGGCGCTGGGCGGCAAGAGTGGACTTATTTCCGCCGGAACGGAATAAGGAGGACGCATGAATGAGTTAAATTATACTTGCAACTTGTCTGCTGGGTTGCGGATGACACCGCTCAAAGCGGCGCTCGTGCAAGGCGAAGCAAACGCCCACACGCTGAAAATCGCGTTTGAGAAGGACGGCGCACTGTATAGCATGGATTCGGGCGCAACGATTGTCGGCAGCTTTATCAGGCTGGATAGCGTCGCAAGCACAGACGAGAACCCGACGATTCTTCTTCAAGGCGCAGTCAGCGACGGCGTGGCATCCGTGACGCTTTCCGCTGCTTGCTATGCTGTTGTTGGGCGTTTCCGCCTGATGGTCACGGCGACGGTCGGCGAGGACACGACGGCTATCTTGTGGCTTGAGGGGCGCGTCGCGGCGGGGGCAACAGGGACGGTGTACGACCCGGATAACGTCATCCCCGACATTACGACGGTTCTTGCAAAGGTGGAAGACTGCAAAAACGCAGCGGCAAGCGCGAATGCAGCGGCAGAAAGCGCAACATCCGCAGCGCAGCAGTTTCTGGGGAAGTACATCACGGATGAGGAAAAATTGTTACTGCTGGAACTGCTGCAAATGGCGGCGTATCGCTCAAACACCGCCGCGCAAAATTATAACAAGCTATACGCAGCATGGAAGGAGGACGTATCAGCGCTTGAGGCACAGCGCCCGCAAATCATCAGTGTTGAAGCGGACAAAACAACAATCACCGTCGGCGAAAGCGTGACGTTCACGGTGACGCAGAAGAACGCGGCATCAATCCGGTTCCTTGTGGACGGCACAGTAAACGAACGAATCTATGACGTTCAGCAGGAAACGATAACGTTCACAAAGCAGTTTCAATTTACCGGGAGCGGAACGCGGATTGTTGCATTCCAGGCGGTTGACGCGAGCAGCAACGTCGGGCTGGAATCGGATAGTATCATCATCACAATTAAGGAGGCGGCACAAAATGGCGTGGAATCTAATCCGCAGGAATAACGGCGAGACTATCCACACGGACTATGTTGAGTGGATGTTGGATAGCGCCGCCGACATCTCCAATGGCACAGAGCCGGGTAAGTCTGGGAGCATCGGCAGTCTGGCGTACACCGCCGGGTTTGGCGCGATGTGGCAGAAGGACGCGCATGGCGCGTGGGTGAAGCTGGGAGGTGGCACGAATGGTTGACGCAAGCACGATTGGTGTGATTCAGGCGCTTTATGGCGTTGGCGCGAATGGCGGGATTCCAACGTCGCTGGTGACGGACAAGACGCTGACGCTTGAAAACCGCGCGGCGGACGCGAAAGCTGCTGGCGACGCTATCCGCTCGGTTACGAATACCGCCAACACGCTTTCCGCGCGCGCGAATGTTTTGTCTGGCAGTGTGTCCGGCGCGTCGATTACTGCGACGGATTCTTTTGCCGCGCCTTTTGTCGGACTGAGTGTCTGCGGCAAAAGCACGCAGGACGGCACGCCGCTCCCGACTGCGCCCGTGCCGATTGTCAGCGCGGGTGACGGCGGAACGGTGGTGGTCACGGTGTCGGACGGCGCGAACAATTCGCAGACGCTGACGCTGCAAACGCCGAACGCACTGCCTGGCATCCCGGTTTCCTCCGGCGGGAACTACACGGACGAAAACGGTCAGCAGTGGGTGTGCGATGAGGTGGACTTGGCGCGCGGGGTGCGCGTGCAGCGCATCACCAAAATCAAGGTGACGTCTTCGCTCAACTGGCAGACGTCCGGACAAAAGGTTGATAGATACTTTGCTTGGTTCGCTGGCACTTCTGCGACAAATGTTCTTTGTACGCACTTTTCCACCACCGTAGGTTCGGAAGCTGTCGGCGGCGCTATCGCAAACCAAAACAACCTCATCGGCTTTGCCTATGCGCAAAAAGGCACATCAACACTTGATGAATTCAAAGCATTCCTCGACGCGAAAGATGTGTATGTTTGGACATCGCTTGCAACTCCCGTCGAAACCGCCCTTTCCGCTGCTGAAATTGCCGCGTACAAGGCGCTGACCACCTACGCCCCGACGACCAGCATCAGCGTTACTGATGGCGCTGGCGCAGAAATGAAGTATCAGCGTGACGTAAACATTGTAATCAAAAATCTTGAGGATGCGATTGCATCCATGACGCAAAATTAAGGGGGTATCTTTATGGCAATCAATAGTAAGGCACGGCATGATTTGACGCTGCGCGCGATTAAGCGCGAGATTTCCGCTGGGCGCGACGTGGCATTCTGGCTCGATAAGGCTTATGCCCACCTCGATAACGGTCTGTTTGGCGAGAACGACATCGCCGAAATTGAGACGTTGGCACAGGCGTACTATGATTCGCTGGACGCAGCGGAAAATGAGGGAGAAAACGCAATCTAAGTTGCAATTAAGTTGCAATTAAGTTGTAAGCAAGTTGCAATCTCGACTTTTAGCACTGCACAAATGCCGAAAAATCGGCATTTTTTAAGTTGCACGCAAGTTGCACGCAAGTTGCACGCAAGTTGCAAGTTAGTACCAAGTTTTAGGAGGTGTCATCATGCCCAAAATCGCAGCGTCCGCTATTCTGGGCGACTTCCAGCGGATGCTTGACGAGCACTGGAAGTATACGGCTGGTGCAGCGGAGGCAGGGAACGTTGACTGCTCCGGCGCGTTTGTGTGGTCATACCGTCAGCACGGACAGCGCATCTACCACGGCAGCAACCGCATTGCGCGGACGGAAATTGTTGAGCTTGTCCAGATTTCTGCCGCAAAGCCCGGAATGGCTGTTTTTAAGTGCCGGAATCCGGGTGATTCGCGGTATGCCTTGCCGTCTGGCTACAAGCAGGGCGGAAAATACTACAACGGCGATTTGAGGGATTTTTACCACATCGGGCTGATGGGTGAGGACGGCAAGGTTCTCAATGCGCAGAGCAGCGCAACGGGCTTCGTCGCTTCACCCGTCAAGTCGTGGACGTGTGCAGGATACCTCAAAAAAGTCGAATACAAGGAGGATACACCAATGGTGGATGATAGCAACGATGTTATTTGCGTCGGACACGTGACAGCGCAGAGCGGCAGCACGGTCAATCTTCGCGCAGAGCCGAGCAAATCCGCAAAGGTGCTGGAAAAAGTTAAAATCGGCACTTCTGTCAACGTCATCGGGAATAGTGGCGGCTGGCTTCACGTCGAGACGGAGACGAATCAGGGCTACATGATGGAGGAGTTTGTCGATGTGGGTATTTCCAAAACGGAAACACCCACGCTCTCTGAGCTTGCGGAACGCATCGAAAAGCTGGAGGAACGCGTCACAGCACTGGAAGGCGGGGTAGGTTGAGATGGAAAACATCACCGCCGATAAACTGATTCTGGCGCTGGGCGTGATTCTCGTTCTGCTGGGAGCATACAATACATTTTATACCGCGCGAAAAAATGTGAGGGACGAACGCAAGCGCCAGGAGCAGCCAACAAACGCGCTTGCATCCAGCGTCGCTGACATCAATCGCAAGCTGGATACAGACAAGCGCCGCCTCGATGGGCACGAAGAGCGAATCGGCGGCTTGCGTGACGGACTGATGGTAACGTGCGCCGGAGTACAGGCACTTTTGGAGCATGAGTTACACAACGGCAACGCCGAAGAAATGACGGCGGCAAGCAGGGAAATTGATAATTGGTTGAGGGGCAATGCCCTAAAGGGAGGAAATGCAAAATGAGTGAGAATTTGAAGCGCAAACTGACAAGCCGCAAGTTCTGGGCGGCGGTTGTGTCCTTTGTGACCATGCTGATTATGGCATTCGGCGTGGCGGATGAAACCGCAACACAGGTCGGCAGCATCATCATGGCGGGTGCTACGGTCATCGCCTACATCATCGGCGAGGGCATGACGGACGCGGCGGCAGTCGCAGATGGCAAGGATAAACCGAAGGAGTAACGCATGAGCCGCGAAGTCGTATGGACAAAAGCGGTTGTTGATGCTTTTGTGGATGAAGCCTGTTTGTCAGACGAAGAAGAACTGATTATCAGGTCGCGGGCAAAAGGCTGGACACGCACAAAGCAGTCGATGCAGTACAATATGAGCATTCGCAAGATTGACTATATTATACACACGCTTAAAACCAAGTACGACGAAGCGCAGAAATACTCCGAGATTTTACCAAAGCGGAAAACAAAGAAAGCCGGGACGTAATGTCCCGGTCTTTTTTTGTTGTGTACTATTCTTGCGCCTGACGCTTGCACTCGCGTTCAGCGTCGCCTCTTCCAGAACGGACATATCCCAGCGCGTAACGTAGATGGACGCAATGAGGTTGTCCGCAATGCCTTCGGCGTTCTTGCGTTTCGTTTCGACGGCTTTTGCGGATGCCGCCTTCCGTGCGGCTGCTTTTGCCGCCATCGTCTGGAACTCCTGCGTCCCCATGACGGAACGCACATCATCCTCGCGCCACAGCTTCATGGGCGCGGAGGACGCATAATGTGGATTCCGCTTAAGGATAGGCGGAGGCAGCAGCTTGTCTATCATGGACTTTGTGAAGCCCATAGACAATACGCCGCTTTGTGAAATGAGCTGTTCTTTTTGCTTTTCCGGCATGGTGTCCTCTTTATATATATCTACTTTGTAATATGTTCCTTTGATTTGCGTTTCCTATAATTTTCTCTGGCTCTGCGATTTGCTTCTTCACGTTGTTCCGAAGTCATCGATTCGTAGCGGGCTTTTTGTGCCGCACGTTTTTGTTCGGCACGCGCCTTGTCATATTCTTTTAGATACTCCTTTTTAGCAGCAAGGCGGCATTCTTCTGAACAATATTCTCCATTTCCGACGACAGAAAATGTCTTTTTGCAGTACTTGCAAATTTTCTCCTTCGGAACAACTCGCTTTCGCTCTCTTATGATATTTCCGGTGACAGCGTTATTGCGCTTTTCTTCCATTGACGCACGTCGCTGTTCCCGAATTGCTTCCGCAGTTGCACTCTCCTTACATGCTGGACAGTACTTCTGCTTTCCGCCAAAGACAATATACTCTTTCCCGCATCGCACGCACTTATCCGTGCTTCCAAGCGGTCTTCTTGCGCCGCTTCGCCTGTAAATTGCGTTATGCAGCCGATTCGCTGCTTCCTGACATTCTTCACAGCGTGTGCACTTTGTCGGACGGGTTACAACTTTTCCGCAGTCCGGGCAAGTAAATGTATGCACCATTTCTGGATTTCCACTTTGAGCACCAGTCCCGACGCGCTGGCGACGTTTCTCGCTTATTTTGTAGCACCCTTCGCTGCAATAAATCCGCCGCCCGTCGGGAACGCGCCCACCACATATTGGGCAAGTCTTATCCAACTCGACACCCCCTGCCGATTATCTAATAACCGCAACGACCTCTGCATCGCACATGATAATCTCCTGCTCGTCCTCGCCAACATGGCTATTGTCTCCTTCGCAGCGCATCAGGTACAGGTGCTCATTATAATACACCTTGTTAATGCGCAACGCCCGCGCGATATTCTTGAGCTGTTTTTCACGCGAATTTGCGATAACAATTTGCGTTGCACAAACGCCATCAAGTTCCTCATCGCTCATCTCTCCGTCGTACCAATTGTACGAGTTGGGGATGCTATCTCCAACGCAGAACTCCCGGTCATCATTGCGAAGACCCCAGTCGTAAAAATTCAAACATTCATCTTCCTTTGCCTTTTCCATCTCCGCAAGAATTTTTTCCGCCGTGGCTTCGACGTCCATGTTGTCTGCAATCGCCATGATTTCCTTAAAATCCATATCTGTTACCTCTTTCTGTCCGGGGGCTTTATTTTTTGTACCGCCCCTTGACATAATTTATTATATCACAGGTTGCGCAACTTGTCAACACTTTTTCAGGATTTTTCGCAAGTTTTTTGCGTTCTTTCCGCAAGCCACTGCGATAGGGCAAGGCGGACAACCGCCGAATCACTTAGCCCAATTCGCTGCCCAATCGCCTTAATTTGCTCATTCTGCTCGTGCGTCACAATGACGTTCTTAACAATCCGATTTCCATCTTTTTTTAACATTTTTATCCTCCTATCAGTTAAGCAGATTATCAATTGCCGTTGTCGTGCCTGCGCCGCTGAAATAATGGACGGAAATGCCGCAACCGCGCGCAACGTCGATGACGGCGTAAAACTCGGTATGCGACATATACGCCGCCTGAATCCATAATTCCGACGCGCTGCGGATGACGTTTTCGGGGCAGGTCGTACCGTGCGGATAGGCGCGGATGGAAGGGAAACGCTCGGTCAGGCGGCGCGCCCATGCGGGATGCCCGCCGACGATGACAACACCGTCAGGAATGATTCTGGGGCGTTGCGTGTCGCCGGGGGCTTCCTGCGTGTCCTCCTGTGCGCTGCGCCAGAGCGCGTCGCGAAGGGCGGTCAGCTCCTGCGCATCCGCTTCATGCGCTTGGAGGGCGGCGAATGATTTCTGCGCGTCCTTCTCCTGCTGACGGATGGCGGCTTCCAGCTCGGCAATGCGCTTTTCTGCGGCGGCGGCGCGCTGCTCGGCTTTTTCCTGCGCGATTCGTGCCGCTTCCAAGGCGGCAGCGTCGCCGCGAAGGATTTTGTCGATGCAAAATGCCTTGTCCTTTTGGATTGCACGGGCAACCATCAGCGACGCGGCATTGAGCGCCGTTTTTTCGGGCGTGTCGGAAAGAATGATAGCGGCATCGTCCGCATTGATGCGAATGTCGGCGGTGTAATCCGAGACATCAACGCCAGCGCCATCGTACATGAGCGCGAACTCGTCAATCGCTTCCACGGCAAAACGGTCGTACAGGTCGCCGAAGCCAGCGACAGGCAGCTTTCCCAAATGTTTTTGCAGGCCTTTTTTATCGTCCGCGGTCGTCTGCTCTTTTCGGATGCTTTTGATGTTAGACTGCAACAAAAGCCAGTCCGAGAGGTCGGCGAAGCTGTCATTGCTGGCAACTTTTCTTCCGGAAACAAGAATCTGGAAGAATGCAAGCATCGTGCGATAAAGCGCAGTATCGAGATTTTGGTCGAAAATCAGGCAGGAATCAAGCGAAATTTCCGCGCCCTGCGGGGATGACTTAATGGCATCATGCGTTTTATCGTATGTTTTGCGGTCAACCGCGCGGAGAAGTCCGCGAATGGTGGCTTCCTCGGCGGCGCGGAGAATGCCCAGCGCGTGAGCGGAAACAATCTGCTGTTCCGCGCGTCCGGCAGTAATTGCGACAGACGACTTGCCAGCGCCGCGCATGGTGTCCGCATAGTACTTCGCTGGTGACAGCGCATAAAACCGCTCCACCGCGTCGGGGTTGAGGAATGCCATTGCGCGCGCTACGATTGGCGCAAGGTCAACGCTGACGCGCCCTGCGTTCTTCATTGTGCTGCTCCTTTCATCGCCTAAAATGATTTCGGCGCGTTGCGGTTGCTTCCGCGTCCTCCAATCGCGCTTTGGAGACCATGCGTCGAACTCGTCTTAGCGGGCTGTAAGCGTATCGATGATGTCCCTCGCCTCGGTGGCGGTTGAGACGACATAGGCAGCATATAGCCACTTGTACGGAAACTTGTCAAGGTTTTGGCGAATAAATTCCTCTATGGTCACCCCTGCTTTTTCCGCCGCCGCCGCAATCGCGGCTTGCTTGTCGAGGTCGTCGCGGGTAGCGATAGCATCCGCGACTGTCTGTTCGTGTTGCGCCACAAATTTCGCACGCAAGTCTGTGGCGTATTCGACTTGCCTGTCGCTCACGCCGTGAATGGTCGGAAGGCTTAATGCCGCCGCCGCTTCGCGCTGCTGCTTGCGCTGCTGCTTGCGGTAGCAGTCGGCGCAAAGAAGGGGATGAGCTTCCGCCCATTCCTTTTTGCTATCCGCGTCCCGGCGGTTGAAGCCGTCAATGCTACGTTCGACGGTCGCGCCGCAATCAGGGCATTTGTAGGTGGCAATTGCTTTTGCCATGTTCATTACCTCTTTCTGTCCGGGGTTCTTTTTGTACCTCCCCTTGACACTATGTATTATAGCACAAGTTGCACAACTTGTCAACGCCTTTTTAAGATTTTTCGCAAGTTTTTTTGCATCTTTCCAGCGTTTTGTCTGCATTTCCCAACCGCCCGAATTGCCTATACTATAATCAGTAGGAGGTGGTGCGGTGTATATCCACTACAACCCTAATCCGCGCGGCTTGCGCGTCGGAGATTGCGCCGTCCGTGCAGCATCAAAAGCAGCAGGGGAGACGTGGGGAAGCACCTATGCGGCGCTCTGTGCGCTGGGCTATGACTGCGGCGATATGCCGAACGCTAACCACGTTTGGGGGCGTTACTTGCATGAGCGCGGATTCTCGCGCCACGCCCTGCCGGATACTTGTCCAATCTGCTACACCGTTGCGGACTTCTGCCGCGAACATCCGCGCGGGGTGTACGTCCTCGGAATCGGCGACCACGTTGTGTGTGCCGTAGACGGTGACTGGTACGACGCATGGGATAGCGGCGCGGAAATACCAGCGTACTACTGGAAGGGGGAGGATTGATGTATGGCGTATGGTTATCCACAGTATTATCCACAGATGCCGTATTACAACGCGCAGCAGACGGCAATGCCCGACCAGCTTGCGCAGCTTCGAGCAGCACAGCAGCCGATGATGCAGCAGCAAGCGCAGCCGTCGAGCAACGGACTGATTTGGGTGCAGGGTGAAGCCGGGGCGAAGAGCTACCTTGTCGCAAATGGTTCGAGCGTTCTCTTGATGGATAGCGAGAAGCAGACGTTTTACATCAAGTCGGCGGACGCGGCAGGAATGCCGTCTATGCGTACGTTTGACTACACGGAGCGCAACGCATCCGTAAAGCCATCCAGCAGCGCGCAGGACGCGCCGGAGTATGTGACGCGGGACGAACTCAACACGCTTACAAAGCGCCTTGAAGCGCTAGAAGGGCGCAAGAAGAAGGGGGTAACGCAGGATGAACCCACTGTTTAATGCACTTGGTGGCGGGCAGATGCCCGGAGCGCTGGGAAATTTCCAGCAGATGATGCAGCAGTTTCAGCAGTTCAAGGCGACGTTTCAGGGCGATCCGGAGCAGGAGGTGCGCAAGCTGATTGCATCCGGCAAAATCTCGCAAAACCAGCTTAATCAGCTTCAACAGGCGGCACAAATGTTTCAATCGTTCCTCGGTTCTTAACTTTGGCTATCATTGTTGCGCAACAATTTAGCATATACTTCAAATTCCGAAAGGAGAAAAAACATGAGTATGACTTCGGAACTCTCCGCTTCTGACGTGGCTCTGCTTTCCGGGCGGAACAGCAACCAGAACGGCGACGGCATGTTCGGCGGAAACGGTGCGTGGTGGATTATTATCCTCTTCCTCTTCGTCTTCTGCGGGTGGGGCAATAATAGCTGGGGCGGCTTTGGCAATCGCAACGGTGGACAGGGTTCTGTCATGGACGGTTACGTCCTCACCTCCGACTTCGCCAATATCGAGCGAAAAATTGACAACGTGAACAGCGGCTTGTGTGATGGATTCTACGCACAGGCGCAACTTACCAATGGCGTACAGATGCAGATGGCTAACGGCTTTGCTCAGGCGGAACTCGCGCGCGCCAATCAGCAGACCGCGCTGATGCAGCAGCTTAACGCGATGCAGGCACAGGCGGCGGATTGCTGCTGCAAGACGCAGACGGCAATCCAGGGCGTGAACTACAACCTTGCCACTCAGGCTTGCGACACTCGCAACACCATCCAGAGCGGCGTTCGCGACATTTTGGACAACGCCAACGCTAACGCTCGAGCGGTGATTGACGCACTGACCGCACAGCGCATCGAGGCGAAGGACGAGAAGATTGCTGCGCAGAATCAGCAGATTTTCGGCTTGCAGCTTGCCGCGTCTCAGGCGGCACAAAACCAGTACCTCGTGAATACGATTCGTCCTTGCCCTGTTCCGGCGTACACGGTAGCCAACCCGTTCTGCTGCAATCAGGCGCAGTATTGCGCCGGTTAAGCTCCAGACAGCTTCCTGCCTGTGCAGGATGAGCCGACAAACGGCAACTGAAAAAGCGGCGGGGCGTTGATTGATTCGCGCCCTGCCGCTGAAAGGAGAAAAATCATGGCTGAATACACAGCAGCGGCGGCTCAAACCGTCGCCAATGGCAACAACGTCCTTTTTACAGACACGCCCGTCTGCGCAACGCGCTGCATCGTCCATCGTGAGGGGTCTGGCATCGTAACGCTGCGGGGCATCACAAACGGACAGTGCCGCGCACGTTTCCGCGTCAATTTTGGCGGCAATATCGCCATTCCGACGGGCGGCACTGCCGGAGCTATCTCTGTTGCGCTTGCAATCGCGGGTGAGGTGCTTCCGGCTTCTACCGCCATCGTCACCCCTGCGGCAGCGGCGCAGTACCAGAACGTCAGCGTCGATACCTTTGTTGATGTTCCGGCGGGGTGCTGCACGACCATCAGCGTCAAAAATACCGCTGGCGTGGATATTGACGTGCAGAACGCCAACCTGATTGTCACGCGGGTTGCGTGAGGAAAGGAGAAACGCAATGAAATATCTTCACGAACTTAAAGAAAAACTCTGCGAAGAGCTGCAAGAGATTGCGGAGAAGCAGGATATGTCCGCTGGCGACCTCGAAGCCGTGCACAAGCTGACAGACACCATCAAGAACATCGACAAGATTGAGATGCTTGAATCGGACGGGTACAGCAATAACGGCGGCGACTGGGAAGCGCGGGGAAACTACGATGGTATGTATCGCGACGACCGATACAGCCGCCGCGGACGCGATATGCGCGGACGGTACAGCCGCCACGACGGAACGGACAAGCGACTGATGGACGAGCTGGAAGAGCTGATGCGTACCATCGAGCCGGGAAAGCGTGACGTGATTCGGCGGGCGCTGGAAGAACTGAAAGAAGCATAACGGAAAGGGGCTGGCTGCGTGGTTACGCTGACGTGGATTGATGGGCAGATTGAAAAGGCAATCGAAGAGGGCAACAATCCGCAGAACATCCGCGATTTGGCGGCGCTGATTACAGTGCGTGAGTACCTCGCCACGCGGTCAGCCCCGAAAACCGATGAACAGAGTGTGCAGGAATCCGCCGATGATAAGAAGCGCCGGGACGCGGTTGTCCTCATGACGCATAGCGCGGACTTGGACACCGTGCCGACAATCCAGCAAGTGGAGACAGCGCTGCAATCCATCAGCGTCAACACGCCGGAGGAACGAAAGCGTGTACAGGATGCGAAGAAGTGGGCGCAGATTATCTCGCAGAAAAACGCCTGACAAAAATCCCCTCCATGAATGCAATATGGAGGGGATTTTTGACCCCCGTTTTGACTACTTCGCAAGACGGAAAGAGGGTCAAAATTGCGAATCTGGGGATTTCGTATTTCGGATGATTGTGCTACAATCAAGCATTATCAATGGATTGCAGCGGGTGCAAAAATGCAGTCATAAAAACATCAATTCCTTTCTGAGGAGAATTAAAAAATCCGCAATCAGTTGAAAGCACAAGGTTTCTGTGCTTTGCACATCAAGTTTGACTACCATTTTGACTACTTGCCCGTCTCGCAAGCACATTTTCCACTTTCTTAACAGCGCTTTCCTCCTTCTTTGCTGTGAGGTGTGCGTAAATCCTCATTATCATTTCCTCGTTTGCGTGTCCCATCCATTTTACAGCAGTCTTAATATCAACGTCAGCGTCGTAAAGCATTGTTGCGAATGTGTGCCTACAATCATGCTGACGTATCACAATTTTTTTCTTGGCAACCGATGACAAAAAGCTCAAATATCTGCGCCATTCCACATCCACGTCGTTCATTGACATTTTTTTGCCATCTTTGGGCGTAAAAATACTACCGTGCTTGCCTGTTAGTGCCTTCCTCAGTGGCAGGAACAGGGGAACATCACGGATTCCTGCTTTTGTTTTTGGCTGGACGATAACGCACGAGGAATGTTCGACGCGCAGAGAGTGCCGAACGTGAATTACGCCATTCTCAAAATCAACGTCCTTGTCAATGTCGAGTGCAAGCGCCTCACCACGCCGCAGCCCTGCATAGAGCATCACCATAGCAAACAGTCCCATCGGATTTTCTTGGTGTGTATCTTCGATTATCTGCACTTCCCAATCTTCAAGGTTGCGGTGCGTTCCAACTTCGCCTTTCGCTGGCTTGATGTTTTCGCATGGATTTTTTGTTACAATCCCATCACCTAACGCGGCACGGAAAACCGCTCGTACCGTCATTGCTACTTTTTTTCGTGTCGCATCCCCACGATTAGCAAAAGCGTTGTATAGCCGCTGTATGTCCGACGGCGTGATTAGTCGCATCTCAACTTTTGGCAAGATTGACGCAATCTTGTTAAGCCTTGCCGCATAGTCATCATACACCTTCGCCGTTACCTCGCTCTTGTACGTCGGCAGCCACTCTGCCGCGTACTCGGCGAACGTGTACTTTTCCCGTGGTTTCCTGCCGTATTTTTCCTGCTTTTTGTACTCTTCGCGGGCTGCAAGGGCTTCGGACTGCGTTCGCCCGTAGAACGAGAATCCTTTATATTTACAAACATAACGCCCGTCTGGGCGCTTTTTTAGTGTCTGGCGTGGCAAGTGTATCACTCCTTTTCTCTCATTGTGCCGCAAAACGCAGCAAAGTGCCATCGTAAATTGTGAACAAATTGAAAACATTTTGCAAACGCACGGAAAATTTTTAGTCATATTCCGCAGCGCGTCAGCATATGGTATTGCGGTGGACGGTAAAAAATACGCGGCTGGAGAGGAAAATATGCCTGTTTTTGATAAAAAGTTTGTTGTTAAAACGCTCGTCGAGAAGGTGAAGGAACTGCCGGATGACCTGCAAGCGGAATTTTTCGCGTGGCTGGGAAGGGAAATTTTTGCAGAGAAAATGAGCCGCAAAACACACAAAATTAGAAAACGCGAAGAAAAATAAAAAAAGCGAATAGCTAAGCTATTTTAATTTTTGCAGTTTTGCACCGTAATAATTTTGTAACATTTTTCACCTTGAAGGTCAAGGAAGGTCGAACTTGGATGACGATTTTCAATTTGCAAAAACGCCTGAAACGCAGTAATTTCAAGGCTTTGCGCCATCTCTGAAATGGAATCAGCTAAATAATAAATAGCTGAGCTAAATAATAAATAGCTGAGCTATGTATAAAAAGAAAAGAAATAAAAGAAATAAAATAAAAAAAGAAAACAACAAAAGAAAAATGCGCTGACGCGATTTTTTGCGGTGGCGGCGGTCTTTTTTTGAGCACCATTTTTGCGGATATCCACAGCATGGTCATCTTCGTGGCTTCGCGCAGATAATTTCGGAGCAGACCATTTTCGTGACTTCGCGGAAATGGTGCAGAAACCATTTTGTTGACATCAACAAAAAGCAACGGTCAACCGTCTTTTCTCACTAAAAAAACAGGGACTTGACAAGACGGATTTGCGGATGTATAATCATACTCACTTCTCTGCCTTGCTTTCCCTGCTGGTTACTCTTGCTGGTCGCCCTTCTCAGCATCCCCCTTGTCCGCCATGCGCTTTAAGCTATCACGTTCCCTGCGCTCCTGCCGCATCCGACGTTCTGCTTTCGCGGTGAGGTACTCAACGTAGTCCATCGCTTCACGCACAACGTCATCCGGCGCACCCATCAGCTTGGCGATAATCGCCTCGCAGGTTGCGTCGAGAATCGGGCGGTCAGACGTTCCCTGCGGGTTGTCGGACAGTCCGCAAAGGTAGTCGGTTGTCACGCCGTAATACTCGGCAAGGCGGGCAAGCATAGCGGCGGACGGTTCGTTCGCACCACGTTCATACCCACTCAATTGAGCGTTCTGGATTCCAATACCCTCTGCGGCAGCTCGTTGGCTGACGCCTTTTTTTTTGCGCAATTCTACAAGACGTTCAGACAAAACCATATATTTACACCACACTTTTTTCTTTCGCCCCCTTGACAATCGGGACTGAAAGAAATATAATACAGACGTGAAATAAATCCATCTTGATATATTTGGGAGGTGGCACGATGGCTAACCGCTTGCGTGAGTTTCGCAAGAATCAGGGCATGACGCAAATGCAGATTGCAGACGTGCTCAGATGTCAGCAGACCCTTGTATCTCAGTATGAGAGGGGTGTACATACACCGTCACTGCATAACGCTATCCGCCTTGCCCGTGCGCTTGGCACGACGGTCGAAGAACTCTTCGGGGGTGAGGTCGATGGCTGAGAAGGTGCGGCATTTTCTCCACGTTGCAGAGGGACAAGACATCAGCGTCTCCGCGCTGTCCGAGAAGTCAGGAATTCCGAAGTGCATGATGTACCGCTACGCAAACGGCGACGCAAGCCCGAGGATTAAAGCCATGCGGCGGATTGCGAATGCGCTTGGGTGCGACATTGCCGAGGCATTTCCGGAGGTTTTCACCGTTAAGCCGCAGGACATCAAGACGAAGAACATCAAGGCAGGAACACCCATTAGCACGGGGAAAATGGCGCGAAGATACGGACTAACAACTGCCGCGCTGAATGATATTCTTCAGCGCGCCGGAATCCAGCAGCAGATGCCGGACGGCTCATGGCGCGTTACAGGAGATTATACAGCCGCGGCTGTATATAGGGCGTGGAGAGATGAGCATGGCGATGTACGCTTGCTGACGTTCTGGACGACGAGCGGACAGAAATGTGTCCGAGATGTTCTTGCCGCTTACGGATTTCGGATGGCTGGCGTGAACGTGGGGTCGTCGGAACGCCCGACAAGATAGTCGAGCGACACGCCGTAGAAGTCGGCGAGGGCTATCAGGCAATCAAAAGACGGCGAGCGTTCGCCGTACTCATAACGCTGGTAGCCCAAGGCTGACATTCCAACGGCGGAATAGACTTGTTTCTGCGTCAACCCGCGCTCATGGCGCAGATGCTTTAATCGTCCGGGAAAATCCATGAAGCACCTCCAAAAAACGCTTGACATAACCGTTTGGTAGTGCTATAATAAGACTACCGAACGGTTATGCAGAAAGAGGGGCGAAGGTTGAGAAACGTTCGGATGGTTGAAGCACGGAAGCTCTGCGGAAAGACGCAGGAAGCCGTTGCGAAAGAGGTTGGCATTTCGACGCTTGCGTTTCAGCGCTACGAGGGTGGACAGCGAACCCCCAACGTTACGACAGCAATTCGCATTGCCGATGCGCTGGGGGGAGTGGACATTAGGGTGTTATTTGGTTGAGGAGGGTGCGATGAGACCGGAGAGATTTCCGCAATCGTACCCGATATAGCCGAGATAATCATCACTGTCTGGGTCTTGAAATAAAACAGTGATTTTCAGCTTCTCTTTGTCGCAAGGCAGCTTGTCCACTAACTTTGATAAAAGGTACTTCTGAAACTCCAAGCATTGATTTAATGCGGCGGAATCTCCATCATTTAACAAGTCGGTAAATATACTGGGGTAAATTGAATCAGTAATGATAGAGTATCCGGAATCCGCAGAGTATACAATCATGTAGTCATCCTTAAAAACCCCGTAGGTGTCAATAAGTTCGCGAAGTATCGCAGGGTTTGCTCCGGCTTTTACATAGTTGTTGTTTTTGCTGATTGAAACATAAGGCGTGTAACATGAAAATTTACCATTAAATGCGGTAAAGGTATAATACGCAGACTCTTGCTTATCTGTAACGTCAACAAACTTTACTGTCAGCTGTGAATGGGTGCTATAATTAAGCCAA